ACTTTCATACCAAACGAAACCACAATAGCCTACAACCGCTTCAAGAAACATTAATACTATAAGCAACACTATTATTTTGTCCTTAACTTTGTTAGACCTTGTGTATTCTTTCTGTGTGTCAATCAATAATTCCTGTAATTCATTTTCTTCCATTTTTACCACCTACATTACAGAATCTTTGTAGATTCCTTTATCTCTTACACTACTTGTTCCTAACTTATATTCTCCGTTTTCACGTCTGTACATCATTGCAGGTTCATACACTCCATTTCTTCTTACATAACAATTAGACTGCAATTCAAACATTGCATACAAAGTCATGTCTTCCTCTATCTCTTCGTCTCCTTCTATAATCATTCCATTTCCATCATACCTTGTATTCCAATTTATGAACTTATAATTCTTTTTCTTTGCTGTTGGCATTTTCCCAATGCTATTAATTGTTTCATGATATCCGACTTTCATTACATAAGCGTCTTTGTACTCTTTTCCATCATGAATAACTGCATCTGCACCAACAGAAGAAAATGTAATAGTATATTGTACCTTCTCCCAAACAGCATATAATGTTACATTTTCATCTGCACTGTATGAACCGCCTGCATAATATTGTGGTTTTGTTGCATTTTTGTTTGTACTCCATCCAAGAAAAACATATCCATTTCTCTTTGGTACTGTGCTACTAAGCGTTAACACATATCCATATGTTTTTGTCTGGCTGTTCGGTGCACCAGTACCACCATTCGCATTATATTTTACTGTATGTGTTGGTCTAGGTGCTGTCCAACTCGCACTAGCGTTCGAACGTCTTGTTACATTAGACGATATATATTGTGAATATCCTGTCTGCGTGACTGTCTTTCCATATCCAATAACTCCAACATACACAAGTCCAGATGCCCCATAATTACCTGCACCACCAACAGATACCGAACCACCCCAACTTTTAGAAATTATTGTTCCGTTAAAATTTCCTCTCGTTACCTGTATATACCTTTGCACCCATATTCTATGTCCATTTTTACCATTGTCTTCTGAGTATATCTCTACTACTGTACGGAAACTTGAATTTGCTGTTCCTGCCGTATTTCCATATGCTCTCGCTCTAAGTATAGCCATGTTTTCACCTACTCTTCTGCAAACTTAATATAGATGTCTCCATCTTTACCAATACTATTGTCTGGGTCTCCTGTTCCACTTCTAATCGTTGGTAAATCATCTAATTGTTTTTGTAACTTCGCCGCTACATCACCATCTAACTTGTTCTTAATTGATTCAAACCATGTATCGAACTGCCCTTCCAACTGGCTATATGCTTTTCCAAAATCAAGCTGTTGTATAAGTGCCGCTACAATTCCGCAATATTCCATGTTTAGTCTTGTATCTGTTATGTCTCCTTCTGTTATTGTCGTTGCTCCTACCTTGTTTGAAATTATCGCTAATACAAGTTCATGTATATTCGTTGTGAATATAGGGTACACACTCGACACAAACTCTCTAGCTTTCACAGTAATTTCTCGATTTGTTTTATTAAGTTCCGCAACAATAACTGTATTCGATGAACCTGTTCCAGAATTTACATTTAATTGTATCGTCTTGTCTTCATCCAGTGTATACCAATACCCATCAATAAACGCTTTACCAGTTTTTACTTTAACACTTAATCCCTTATTTGGTATTACTTTTAACTGGTCTGACGTTTTTGCATATACACCATTGCCAATAAAATTTGAAAAATAATCCGCAAAATCCGAAGCATCATATGTCCTGTCATATGAACCATTTGCCTGTTTGTTTGCGTTATAGAATCCACTTCTTTCTGCCATATCTGCATCTCCTTTATTTTCTATAGTTATTATACTATATCTTTTTATTCATGTCAAGAATAATTTTAGTCTACTTGAAAGCTATCTCCTAAACACACTACAACTCTATAATTTATTCTCGTTTTTGTTGCTGTTTTTATATCTCTGTCAAATACTGCATACCAACTGTTTTTTTGATATGTTACACCATCTATATGTACTGGGTTTGCTAATCCATCCCCATTTGCAACTGTTACTATATACCTTGTGCTGTCAGTGCCGGATTCTATTCCGAATCTTTTTTTAAATTGCTCTCTCAGCCAATCCAATCCAAAAATTTTTTGTGACGAACCAGAAACATTTGTAACATAAGTTCCAGAAAAACTATAATCTCTTGCCGTATTCCTTGTCGCATCATTTAGATACTTTATGTTTGCTTCAATTTGTTCCAACTTCTTAAATCCATCTTTTATTTGCACAACTGTATCTTTTTTTATTTTCCCATATTGCAGTGTAACATCTACTATTCTTTTCGAATCTTGTTCTGTAACTATAGCCGCTATTATTTGTGCATCTATAATTATGCCGAGTTCATCATCTTTTATCGTAACCCAATCGCCCTTATCAAAATCTTTTCTATATTCAAGATTTCTTACAGTTACCGTAGATTCATATGCATGTGAAACATTATTTTCTTTTGCTTTTTCATTTGCTCTATTTTTTATATTTGTTTCATATTGTTCTTGCGTTAATTTATTTCCGTCTGCATCTTCACTTTGTAAATCTCTTGCATCTATCCATAATTCAGAACGATTCCAACCAATTTGTTCGCCTATCGCATTTTCTTGATTTATCTTTAGCTCATACCACTTTCTGTCAGTTCCTTCTCCCTCTCCTGCTACATATGCAACATTCTTGTAAGATTCGCTATCTTTTGTATATGCTGTTCTGCTTATATTACTTAATGATTGCGAAAAAATAATTGCTTCGTTTCCTTCTTTGTTTTTTACTCGCCTATCTGTACCAGAAGATAACATTAATGTCCAGAATTTAACATTTGTTTCTATGTCTAATCTGTCTGAATATACAGAAGTTAATTTTGGGTAGAAAAATAACCCTAAATCATCCAACTCCATAGTTTCCTGTATTTCATCCCATAGATAGCCACCTGTAACCTGTTTTTTTACCGCACTAAGTTCTTTACTTTCTGACACATCATCAGTTACAACATTCATGTAAATGTATCTACTACTATCTATATTGTCCAAATCAAAACACATTTGCAACAATGTTACTATGTAGTCTACACTGCTACCTGTAAAATCTACAATAGAATTAATTACTCTTTGTGTCAACAAAACTGGTGCTAATCTTCCAACTATAGTTATTGTCTTATCATATTCACTGTCACTGTCTTTTACTACTTTTTCAACCTTTCCGACTGTAAATTCATCAAACAAAATGTAATACTGTTCTTTTTTATCGAATAAATAATTGTTTTCTTTTACCAATTGCGCTAATACTTTAAAAGTTCCGATTTCTCGGAACTTGTCTTCATACTGTGCGAATGTGTATTTTTTAAGTGTATCAATAATTTTAAAATTACTGTTCATTACTCTTAGCATATCACATACCCTTTATATTATAATACCTTTCTGTATACTCTATATACATCTCCAGATTGTTTTTGTATTGTTCATCCACTTCATACGAATAATAGTATGTACCTTTTTTAATGTCAAAAAGTGTGCTTTCAACATTCATATTTGCAATTATAGACTTGTTCTCACCTGTACTAGAATCATGCAATATCATGCTTTCTTCTCCGACTTCTGTGTTAATGGTAATATAATCTCCATCGTCCAAATCTAGGTCATAAAACGAAATATACTCGCCTGTGTTCACATTATACACTTTTGGCGTTCTAACTATTCCTCCACTTGCTTTTATTACTATCTTACATCCGACATCAACATCACCATTATTATTGCAAGCTACACTTTGTCTTTTCATTATTTCGCCAAATACTACATGTTCATCTGTTTTATCACTTGTTAGAACTAATGGAAAATGGAACATTCCATCCACATGTGACAAATTAATATGTTTTTGCTCTTTGTAAAATAATGGATTATAACATTCAAACTCAAGCGTGAACAAACAACAAACCTCATTGTTTTCTGTTTCATCCGTACTATATTTTGGTGGTTGTGTTGGTCTTGCTAGAATATGATAATCACCTACTGTTATCAAAATATCTTGATATATAGATATTACACTGTCAAGATATAGTTTATTTTCCTGTATTTCTTTTTCTTGTACACTCAAATATTCTTCCCATGTTGTTCCACTTGGATTTATGTTTGCTGTATTTGCAACAACATATCCTACTAACGAAGGCTTTCTTGTACCAACTGTCATCCCTTCCAATGTTTTACCAATCTGAAATGGAACTCTATATGTTTCTTGTTCAATTGTTGGCATATCCCAGTCAATAGAATCTAATACAAATTTTCCATTTCCACCTTTGTTTAGTTCTATCTCTTCTTGTGTTTCAATGTTCATCAATGTTATAGAATTTATCAAAATTTCACCTCCTACACACCGAACAACAATTCTCTTTTTGCTTTTTTCTGCTGTCTTGCATACTCATAAGGGTCTGGCTGTGTATTATAGAAAATGAATGTATCTCCATTACCTCTTGCATTTCCTTCGCCTTTATTATACCTTACATTTTCCTGTTTTGTCAACACCCTTTCACCTTTGTGCAATTCTGCTACATATCCATTATAAGGAACATAATCCAAACCGTTTGCATTGTGACCACTAACAGCTTGTTTAGCGGCTTCTATTGTAGCTTTTATCTTTACTCCAATACTTCTTCCTGCAAAATAACTTTGCATAGCTGAAAATGCACTACTAGCTTCTGTTCTTGCACTCGTTGTAGTGCTACTATTTACATTCGGAGATTTCAACTTTTTTTTCATTTTACTCTGCATTTCTCTATGTCCTGCACTACCAACTTTTCCAGATTCAGTTTTTACTTTACCTGTGTTCCCCTGTATTCCATTTGCTACATTGTCATCAACTTTAATACCTAGGTCTCTCATTTGTTGCAAAACGGCAGGTCTTTGTGAAGCTTCTCCATTCTGTAATTGCATCAACAACTGTACTGCTTGCTGTTGAACTGAAGGTTTCATTCCTGCTAACTGTGTTACTAAACTTTTTGGAACATCTATTCCTAATTGTTTAAAAAGTGTTGTCAACTCTCCTTTTTTAATACTAACACCATTTGCCATATTTGTCAATATATTCATTGTAGTTTGTTGAACTGTATCACTTTTACTTGCAAGACTATCTATCAAAGATTGCGGTGCTTCGATTCCTACCTGTTGGAATTTTGTTTTTAGTGTGTTTTTGTCCTGTTCCAATTTTGCTTCTAGCTCTTTGTTTGCTTGGTCTGATAACGCTTTTATTTGTGCAACTGATTCCTCAGTAACACCTGTTGCACCATCAGCTAATGCTTGTTTCATTTGTTCATATTTTTCATTCAACGTTTGTGCTTGTTCTTCAAGACTTGCTCTAGTGGCTGTGTTTGCTGTCTGAAAACTATACTGTATTTTTAATAGCGCATCACTTATTTTTTGTGCATCACCTTCAATCAATGCACTTGATAACCCTTCATAGTTTGCTACTGTTTGGTTATATCCTTCCATTGCTTCTCTGCTATCATCCACTGCTTTTGTTTGCTGATTTAATTTATCCTTTAATCCTTCAACTTTTCCCTGCGCTTCTAACATTGTATTATAATAAGGATTTGCTTTACCAGTTCCAAGTTCCAGTGAACCTGTATAATCATCTACTGCTTTTTTTGCTTCTTGTTCTGCTTTCTTTAGCCTTTGCTTTGTTGTTTCTACTTTTCCAAGATTTTGATTGTACAAAAGTACTGCTTCTGACTGCTTTTGTATTGCTTCACTGTACTGTTCCTGCATTGCGCTTTGTATTGCTTCTGCTCTTTTCTTTTCAATTACCTGTTGTATCGTATTTTTTAGCTTATCGTATCCCTGTATCTGTCCATTTACTATGCTTATTTCTTTTCCTAACGAATCTGAAAGCTCGCCTGCGATAAACTGGGCATATGCTTCTTTCCCTGCTAATACTCTACCATTTGCATCTACTGTACCTTGTAACTTTTCCCATAATGTTTGTTGTGCTGTGCTTTCATCATTTGCACTCTTTATTGCATCTAATTTAGATTTGTTAGATTCATCATAAGCCTGTTTTAATTCTTTTGTTCTGTCTATTAGCATTTGTTCTTCCTCAGACATTTTACTGCCTGCTTTTTTGTAATTTTCCATTTCTCTTGTGTTTGCTATTAATGCAACTGTAAGAGCCGCTACACCAATTACTGCCGCTCCTGCCGGATTTGTAATGAAACTCATAATTCCTGTTCCAATACTGGAAAGTGAACTAAACCATGTTCCTGTTGCAAGTGCGGCTGACGTTGCTCCACTCCTATACAATCCTATAGCTTGTACAAGCAAACTTGCCTGTGCATTAAAATTAACAACACCTTTTCCAAGTTTCAAAAATTCACCTAGCAATTTTCCACCTGCTAATGTTGCCAAAGGTATCACTGTTGCCATTTTTCCAATGTTCACTACATTTGTTTTTTCTGCATCAGACATATCATTGAACTTTTTGACAAGGTTTGTTCCAGTGTCGACAAACTTTCTAACCTCTGGTGTTAGCTTCTTTCCGATAGATATTGCGGCAGATTCAACTGTACTCTTAAATATTGTAAATGAGCCTTTCAGATTGTCTTGCATTGTTTTAGCCATTCTTTCTGACGCTCCATCAGCATTATTTATGCTGTCTGTTAAATTTTTAAAATCAGCATCCGAAGAATTAACTATAGCCAACAATCCAGACATTCCCTCTTGACTTGCTAATGTTGCCGCAAGGTTCGCCTTTTGCGCTTCTGACAGACCACTAAATCTATCACGCATTTCAGACATTAATGTACTAAGTGGTTTCATGTTACCATTCGCATCTGTTAATGTTATGTTGTATTTTTCCATTGCCGCCGCTACTGTGTCCGTTGGTTTTGCAAGTCTCGTAAACAATGAACGTAAAGCTGTTCCTGCCTGTGACGCTTTAATACCACTGTTAGCCATAAGACCTATTGCGACTGCACAATCTTCCGCACTATATCCTAACGCTCCTGCCACTGGTGCAACATACTTGAATGTTTCTCCCATAAGTCCTACATTCGTGTTAGAACGTGAACTTGCTTGCGCTAGTATATCCGCAAAATGAGAACTGTCTTTTGCACTTAATCCAAACGCTGTCAATGCATCCGTAACAATATCTGATGTTGTTGCAAGGTCTTCTCCCGATGCCGCCGCAAGGTTCATAACACCAGATATACCGGACAACATATCATTTGTGTCCCAACCAGCCATTGCCATGTACTTAAATGCAGAAGCGGCTTCTGTGGCTGAGTATTTCGTTTTTGCTCCCATCTGTATAGCTTTTGTTTCTAGCTGTTTAAACTCTGTTCCTGTTGCTCCAGAAATAGCTTTTACTTCGGACATACCTGCGTCAAAATCTGCTGTTGTTTTAAGTGCCGCCGCACCAATTGTTAGAAGTGGTACAGATACACTTTTTGTCAGAACAGAACCAGTTGCAACCATAGCATTTGACAGTCCTGTTAAACGTGTAGATATACTTGCAGAACTGTTATTGAACTGTTGCAAATCATTTCTAGCAGACGCAAAACCTTTTGTGAATTTTGATGTATCTAGTTCCAAATATGCAACTGCTGTTCCCATATTTATTGCCATTTTATTTTACCTCCTTTCTATTCAAACTGTTTATAAAACTCTTCAAAACTACTGTATTCTTTTTTTTCTAATTTCTGTTTGTATATTGGCTTTTCTCCATTTTCCATCATAAGCCTAATATAACTACACGCTTCGTTAAAACAAAAGGCAGTATAACTGTCCTTTATTCCAAGTATCTGACTTGGTAAACAATTATACTGCCTTGCAATACCGAGGACGCTTTCTATTTTTTTACTCTTCACGAAAAAACTTTAAGTTTTCCACACCTCTGTTTACATACTCATAAATCTCTAACAACTGTACGAATGTAAGTTTCATACCTGCTTTTTCAATCTCTTCAAAACTCGGCTCTACAAGTGTTGCTTTTGCAATAATTTCTAACACTTTCTTTCTTTCAGCCGATTCCCTAAACACTTTGTCTGGATTTTTGTTTTCCTGTTTTTGTTCTTGTTCACCAGAATTAAACAATTCATAAGCTACACCAAGTAATTCATTCGGAAACTCTGTTGTAACAATGTCTATAAGGTCTGGTCTTTTTAATCTCGCTACAAAAGGTTGTGATTCTGAAAATGGTGTTAATTCCATAACAACACCACTCGAGTACTTTGTAAGTTCTTCAAAAGTTGTAACTTTATTGTTTTCCATTTTTATTGTCCTCTTTTCTTTTTATATGTTTATTTTACCGAAATTCCTGTTTCTTCTGTTCCGCTAGAATACGCCACAGGCATTCCATTTTCTACACTCTGTGCAACTGTTGCTGAGCTAAAATCTGGTAACTCATTAACGTAAGTTCTCTTATAAGGTGCTTCTCCTGTTTTTGGTGCACTGTTAATAGTATACTCAGATACACGGAATACATCATCTTCCATAGATTCTGTAAACGGTGTTCCTTGGCAGTTCGGATATGTTGTTTTTTCATATCTAACAATCTGTCCACTTGCATCATACTGCGCTGAATATGCGTCAAGTTCAAATACTTCTCCCTTATCATCACTGCCAGAAAGTGGTGGCGTATATGTAAAGTCATCTGTTTCAAGACTTCCAGATATTTCTCCACCCTGTAAAATCTTTGCCAGTGTCGGACTAAATACATTATCAGTCAATGTTAACTGATGTCCTGTAATTACAGTTCTCTGTGGCTTCTGAGCAATAATCCTATTAAGTTTTACAAGCTTTATTGCATCTGTTGTTTCTGTTTGTGGTTCAACCCCAAGCTTATTAGAAGTGTCCACGGCATACTCTACATAATTTCCGCTTGTACCAGTTCTAATAACTATAAGCGAAACATCTATAGTTGGAATAGCTTCTAATTTCTTTTTTGTATCTGCCATTTTATGTTTCCTCCTTACCACTTATTACTTGTTTCGATTTTGCGGCAACCTTGGTACTGAAAAGATACCATGTGCCCTTTCACTGTTTCATCGTAAAAACTGTCTGTTTCATTGCCTAGATACATAACTGTTGGATATACATTTTTCATATGCTTTTTAATTCCCAACGCATAATCTTCTAATTCTGAATAATTATGTTTAGGAACATAACACATTATTGTATATATCGGTCTTTCTGCGGACACGTTATACTCAGTTGTCGCACCGCCTTTTTTAATCACTGTGTATTTTTTTATACATTCCCCATCATGTTGCCCTGCAAAATATACATCTATATCGTTTTCTTTCAGACAGTCATATATTTGTTTTAATACACTTTTTGTCATTTCAGATACCTCATAAGATTTGCAAAACCTTTTAAGACTTCCGAACTACAGGCATTTAATGTCGGTTGCAATATCTCATATCTTCTTTCGTTGCATAATTCCAGATATATACCGTAATAAACTCCATGCCCGATATTTATTCTTGTTTTAGTTGGGAACTGTTCTACCCAACCCGTTAGTCTCTGTCTTGCGTGTCCTGTTCTATCTGTCCATCTTCTATTTGTTTTTGCATAGTTTTCGAATTTCTTCGCACCTTCTTGCGCATACATTCTAACTGCTAACTGTGACTTGTTTTGTGCCATGTTTAGCCATCTTTCAATCTGCCTTGCATCAACTCTAAATGTTGCCATTCATAATCAACTCCATAGATATATCTGCAATAATGTTCATCTGTTCAACGTTGTTAACATCCGCAACTGTATATTCAAGTCCATTGTACTCTATTATATCTCCATTGCTGATTTCTTCTGTATCTGAATATTCAGCTAACACCATTGGCTGTCCTTTTGTTCTTGTAACAGTTCCATCTTTTACAGTCCTTGTTTGGAATGTTTTTGTTATGTGAAACAACCCACGGAAGGCTGTTATTGTTTCTTGCTCACCCGTGGGTTCTTTGTATTCATCAATTTTGTTTCTTTTTACAGTGAACTCTGAACCATGCATTTTTATTTCTCTTTTCACTTTGTATAGTTCAATGCTTTTGTTCATCATAGCACCCCACTGTTAGTCTGAACATATTTTGAAGCTAACATTTTAAAATAACTTGAACTGTCTTTCGTAGTTAGACCACTTACATTCAAACCTGTTGTTTCTGCTTTTATGATTAATCCTTCATAGCTTGCTTTTTTAACATCTCTGTTGTTCATTTCAAGTAACGCTTCTAACTCGGAAAGTTCAAAATAAGGACATTGTTTTTCCCGTAAATTGAATTTTAACTGTTCAATATCATCCATGTTAGCACCTCCTTACATGTTAAGTTCACGCATTGCTTTCTGAATCATTTCTCTTGCTTCTGCAACGTTCCTTGCTCCATGTGTATCAATATTATGTTCTTTCGCAAACTTCATAAGTTGTGACTTGTTCATCTGCGAAATAGGTATTTCTTCCTTAGCTTCTTCATGCTCTGATTCTTCCTTAGCTTCTTCATGCTCTGATTCTTCCATTTCATCTGCTTCAACATCAATGATTGTATCATCTTCTGGTTTTACTTCTTCTTCAAATCCATTCGCAAGTCTGTACCCTTTTGGCTTGAACATTCTTTCATAAGCATTTTTGCTTACCTTTCTTACTTCATGTCCAATTATAACATTTACCATTGCCATTGTCAAGACCTCCCTTTATTCTACTTTTGTATCATAGATGAATACTTGGTCGGCAGTTGGGAAGTCTGGCAGACAAATCATTGTCACTTTTGTATTTACGTTTACTGGGTCTGTTTCTGTTACTGTTGTAATAGCCACACCTGTGTCGACGATAGATACATTTGCAACTCCGCTTGTTAACAGGTCTGATTCTTCTGGTGTTGTACCAAGCCATGTATTTCCGAGCGTACCATCTGGAATTAATGTGAACGTATCTTCCGGCACATAATTTTGTGTTGCCCCATCTTCATCCTTGTACTTTTTATCATCAACTGCAATTGTGATTCCAAGTTCATCTTTAATGTAAGAAAGAACTTTTGAATCTGAAATGAATCCCTGTCCATCTGTAAGAATTGCGATTGATTTCTTAATCTCTGTGTTGTTTCTCATGTATCCGATAACCTTAGAAGTTGTTACCGCCCTTGTAAGTTCAACACCTGTATCTGTTCTGATAACATCCTGTGCTTTTCTAATGTCATCCATGATTGTTGCTGTTGGGTCAGACCAAGACTTTGTTACGGTTTCCTTATGTTCTTCTGGAATGCGATAATCATACTCATAAATCTGTCCATTGCTCTTCATAGAGATAACACCTGTTGTTAACATCATCATACGCATACGCTCACGCTGAGCCGCCGCACCCTCAAGAAGTTCTGTTTCATCTGCAAAAATTCTGTTTGCAATCGTATCAATGTACGCTTGATTACCTGTTTCAATAATCATATTTAACTGCTGTCTTAATTCTTCATCAATGTATTTTGATTCTTTGAAGAACGGCATCTGTGCACTTAATTTCTCAAATCCAATTCTCGGTCTTGGTACTGCTTTTACGTCAAACGCACTTGCTTTAAGTACAACTGGTAATCCATTTGAACCTTTTAACCAATCAAGTTTAAGTCCGAGTTTCTTTTCATTCGGAAATAACTCTTCACCGAGATAAGGTGCTCTGTCCTGCGTCATAAGTTCCCAGTAAGACGCAATTTCTGTCGATGTAATAATATCGAATATTGTCATTGTTTATTTTCCTCCTGCTTTTGTTTTATTTTAAGAATGTAACTCTACCTGCTAATGCAGTTTTTACATAACTTGTAAGCTTTCCCTGCGTTGTTTCATCAATTCTATCCAAATTCACAAATCCAAATATTAACAATGTTCCATTTGCATCTCCTGTTGTTACATCAACGTCATGTAACAAAACTCCTACTGCATCCGAAGCTTCTGTTTCTGAACCTGCTTTTGCGGCTGTGAATGGTGTTAATCTGTTTGTTAAGTCACCTGTAAGTGGTGTTCCTGCTTTAACAATCTTTTTACCTAATGAATTTGCTGTTGCCTGTACAGAATCATCTACGACAATTCCAACAGATACTTGCGGTTCTACATTGAACAAAATCTGATTTGTAGAACCATATGTTTCTTTCTTAATACCTGTCTGGTTTAACATTTTTGTACCTCCTGTTTATTTGAAATAATTACTTTTTGTAGGTTTCTTTTTATTTGCAAAAAGTCTTGCGGCAATAGAGCCTTCGTGTTTATCTTCGATGCTTTCATCTTCCTGCTCTGTGTTTTTACTCACACGCTTTCTTGTAACTTTTGGCTTTTTGTTTTCCTGCTCTTTTTCTTCATCAGAAACAAAATACATTTTGCCGTTTGTTCCATCTTTAATTTCTGCAATAACCTTGTTAATGTCTTTATCCTTTGTTACTCTGGATTTTGCAATAACTACCAAATCGTCTACCGCTTCTGGTTTTGCTCCAAGCTTAATTGCGGCTAACTTTGCTTCCGCTGTCTGTCTTGCTTCTCTTTCTTCTACAAGCTGTCTTGTCGTTTCCTTGATTACATCGTCTTTCTTTTCTAAGTCTGTTTTATTCTTTTCTTCGTCTTCCTTAGCTTTTGTTACGATGCCTTTAAGTTTTTCATCATCCTCAATGCCAAGTGATTTCATGTAATCTTTAACAGCCTGTTCTTTCACTGCTTCGACATCAACTTCCGGCTTGTCCTCTTTTGTTTTTGTTTCTTCTTTTTCTGTGTCTTTTTCTTGCTCTTTTGTTTCAGTGTCTTTTACATCTGTTTTTGTTTCTACTTCTGCCATTATTCTTTTCCTTTCTCTTTGTATTTAGACTGCAAAATATTATTTGCACATTCTAACCTTTTTTGTTTCTTTTCAATTTTCTTCAACTCTGCTCTGTACTTGTTTTCGTTTCTAACATTCTTCAACTTTGTTGTTTCTTTTCGTATCTGTTTCTTTAAAGCAAGCGTATCCATATCATCATAACATATATCATACTGTGCTTTGCATTTCGGACACTCCATATAAGTTCTTATAATCTCATGCCCTTCTATTGTTTTAGTTTGTTCTTTTAACATGCAATCAAAATCATTTTTGCACACATCACATGTCACTATCAATTATATCACCCACTTTCTTTAAAGTCAAGCTTTTTACAAAAAGATTTTTATTTTTATCATATAAATTTATTCCATTGCATCTTTCTGCTAACTCATTACGCTTTAACTTCAAACTTTCTGAAAGTTTCTTCTGCTTTCTATCTTCTTTCTTACTTACAGAATCACCTCTCTGACGCTTTTTAATAGCGTTTAAAAGCAATTTCTTATAATCGTTAAAGATTCTTATAGTCTGCATAGAATCGACCTGTAAAACGTCAATTTCACCACACCTCTCGCATTTGCTATAAATCACCCTTACAAATTCTCCTGTTTCTGTGTAACAATCTTTTTTGTGAACATTACACTGCCTTAATTCGTTCACTTCCCCGCATTTACTACAAACTCTTTCAACTTTTAATTCTTTCTCATTCATGTTTTTTTTCTCCTACATAAAATCTAACACATAGTTATCAATATCTGGATATGTACCACTAGGACTTTGATACCACTTTCCAATCTTATCAGCTATTGTTGTCATACTATCTGGTATCACTGCTTCGAATGTACACATACCGTTCGGATGGTCTAATGGCAATTCATCTTTTGGGAACACTCCCATACCTAAACCATATTGGTCTGTTTCTGCCCTTTCTCTGCATATGTCGCATACTCTTCCATGAAAGTTACTTGTAAGCCATCTATAGCCTTTCACAAAAGGGTCATGCTCATTTACTGCCATAAAACTTTGTTCATATGCATGACTTACCATTGTTCTTGCTAACCTTTGTGCATTATAATCTACTCTTCCAATATAGAACGTGTCTTTTATCTTTTCTCCTACACTGTTTGCTCTACCTGCATCCACATCTGTTTGTCTTGCATATCTCCATTTATGTATTGTTCTGCTTGGTTTCTTTGCTGATGGCTTCACATATTGTTCAATTTCCTTTGCAATATCATAAGCTGACTTATTTTGTGCTGTTCCATACGATATAATCTTTGACAATGTTTTCTGTGTTTTTTTGTTATATCCCCATATTGCTTTACTTAATGTCCAACCTTTTTGATATATGTTACCAGTCATTATGTTCTGAACAACATTTTCTGGAACATAGAAGAAAGCATTTACTATGTCTTTATCTTCAAAACCACATTGTTTTAAATAAGACCTTTTGTCTTGTACTACTTCATTGCTTATTGTTCTTATGTCTCTTACAATATGATTTTGAATGTCTTGATTTAACTGTTTTACTCTGCTATTTATATCTCTCTGCAATAATGTAAGACGCTGTTTGTTTATTATATCTTTTTCATTTGCTATCTGTCTTGAAATATCAATGTATAAATTTTCATACATTGTTTTTATTTCTCTCAATTGTTTTCTCGTTATGCTCTGTCTTACCTTTTCTGCATTTTTCAATCTCCAATTTGCTATTTGTATCACCACCTTATTTGTTTAATAATGTTGTAGTATCTTCAATTCTTGCATCCGAATGGTAAAATTTATTATACGCATCTTTAAAAAGTTTTGCACATATAAAATCATCAAACGTTCCTGCTATGTATTCAACTTGTTTCTGTTTAGCATCATCCCATTTAATTGCAATCACAAAATACTTATTCATAATTTGTTATCCTTCACTTATTGCTTTGTTTGTTATCTTCTTTACACTTAATATATTACACTATTCTTTTATGTTTGTCAACAACTTTTTTACAAATTATTTTGAATTGTTTCTTCTTCTATATTGTCTTCAACTTCTGTTTCAGTTCCAATACCATCAAGTTTCGATTGTACTTGCTGATTCATAGACAGACTGTCAAACATGTTTAACTCTACTGCAATCTGCATAAGTTCTTCATCTATCTGTTCATCTGTCATTTCTGGATGCCATTTCTTTATATATGATTTGCGGCTCATTGCGTTCACATTAATTTCTGCCATATCTGTGTCTTTTTCTTCCTGTTCATCATCCATAAGTGCATAATTGTTTTCAATCATCACATCATATTCAATCTGGTTCAAGTCTGTAATACCGTATACAGATTTTACAATCTCCGAGTTTTTCAATGCAATCTCTATAATGTGGTTTACAACTGTTTCTAATGCAGGAATCCAAGTCATAAGCTTTTCATCACATCTTACCTCTAAAGACCAATATAACGCTCTTAGTGCTTTTCCGCTTGTAATACTACCTACAAGTGTTTCTTCGGAGATATTCGGAACATCTAACATACCATACATTGTTGTTTTCATTCTGTTTAATGTTTCCTTCACTGCTTCTGTATGGTTCATCTGTGGTGCTAATACACCTATCATTGTTTTTGGTTCATCTATATTTTGGTTGCTCTCTAAATCCCAATAAGAACCTGCACTGCTAGACAAATTTTCTGTTGTTGCGTGGTTCATATCTACAGTGTACCTAATTGGATTCATTCCTTTACCTTCGCTGTCAATATCTGCATTTGCTAATTTACTGTATGCACTCTCGATGTCTTTTAAATCTTCAATTTCACTTATTCCACGTTTTTCATGGAGTGTACCATCATTGAATATAATCACTACTGGAATATCTTTTAAATCTGTTTCTGTTAGCGGTATGAGTTCATTTATTGTCTTTCCTGCCCCATCATACAATACAGAACTCATATAGATTGTTCCTTTTATATCTTCATACTTGTTTACTAGAAATCTTTTATCTGTTCTGTTTTTACTTTCCTGTACATTTTCAAAACTAACAAACTTTGTTAATCTATCTGTACCATATTCTGTTTCATAATAAAATTGTAATGCGTCATAAAAATGAACTATAATTCCATCATCCTCGGAAATGTCTGTTAAACATGCAATACGTTTTCCGATGAAACAATCTTTTGCACCTTGTAACAGATTCTTTTTAAATTTAGACTTCTTCAACACTTTGTCTATTAACTTCTGATATTGTTCTATTTGTTCTTTTTGTACATCTTCTACAGAATCACCTTTTATTGTGATATCTGGTGCCTGTGAAAACATGAACCTTGCTTCTTTATCAATCAATGTTTTTGCTATTTTATATTTAATGTTTGATGCAACATAATCACCGTTTGTTCCTTGCGCTATAAACTCTGCTCCATCTTTGTATATATTATAAAACTTAAATATATCGAGTAATTCTTTTTGAAATACACTACGACCAGTTTCTATCTCATTACTTAATACAAAATAAGGAACACTAGGCAATGCAGTGTTCACTGAAACACTAACATTCTTGTTACTCATGTTTGCTTTCTCCTTTCTTCAATTGTTATATTTATTTTAACATAACATTTATATAATGTCAATACATTTATAATATATATTATATATAATAATAGGGCGGTATTTCTACCACCCTTTGTTTTTATGTTCTATTTCTTAATGCCAGACAATAAGTAATATGTTGTAATAAGTCCTACAATACCATCTGGCGTAAGTCCTCTATTACCCTGAAACACTTTTACACACTGTGAAAGATATTTGTCCCAATAACCAGTTAACGGAAGTTTTGTGAATCCATATACATAATGCAACTGCCTTCTAAGCCAATTAATTGCACTAATGCAGTTATGTGTCTGTCCACTCCATAACAAGTGGCTACCTGCAAATGCCTGTGAGTTCTGTCCGAATTTTCCATCCTCACTTAATGTTCTTGTGTCGAACCCCTTGTTCATGTACTTCTGCCATTCTTTTACATATGCATTTTCTATGTAATATCTCTTATCACCTTTCCATGCATCTGTTTTAACAACTGGATTGTTTGCTTTGTTCTCTGTTAATGGCTTACTTGCTGTTCCATTATACTTAGGTCTAATAATGCACTGTATCTGACTTACTTTCCTTGTCCTTCGCATTACCTCCCCACCGTTGCTGTCGTTTCCTACTGCCGTGTTTCCTTCAATCGTTGTATATGTTCCATTTCCATTGTTCTTTTCGATAAGTCCAATATGGTCACCTATTCCATCTTTGTTCCAATCAAATATTACAATATCACCATATTGACCACTGTTTTTGTCTACTGTTAGTCCTTTACTTGTTCCCCAGTTTTTGACTGTAGGACAATAGGCTGTTTTTTTACCATCATAGAACAGATTGCTTGCTCCACACATACGAAAGATATCCCACACAAAAGCACAACACCACGGATAAGACGCACCACTTACTACTCTTCCATAATAGTGCGTGTTAAACACTACATTGTTACTGTTTGCAGGACTTTCTTTCACTCCAATATAACTTGTTGCTTTGTTCATTATCTGTTTAGCCGTTGCCATTTTTTATCACCTCTTATAAGCTTATATTTTACAAATTAAGACATTTTAATTGTTTATGCGACTATTCCTTAGCTTCTACTTCTGGAATACCTGCAATGCTCGTCAGAACGCTTACAATGCCACTTACAACAGCACCACTTATTACCATCTTCCAATCTACACTATTTACGAATGCAGATGTACCAATCAATGCTACTGCTGTTTGCGCCATTGTCTTTACTGCTCTAATTCCTGCTTTTTTACACCACTGCACTGTGTCAACATTTGGTCTAAATACACAATTTTTAAACATCATCAATCCTCCTACCATTCTCTTGTTTACACATTTCTAATTCGTGTTTTGTTTCACTTATCTTTTCATTCTGTTCATTTATTGCATCCCATTGCCTTTTCTGTGATTCACTTACATGTTTTTTATATTCCTCTAAATCTTTGTTTTGTTTTTCCAGTTCCTCTGTTAACCTCTCCATTTTAACACTAAGTTCCGTCATTGCTTTGGTGTTTTCATTTAATGGCTTGTAGATTGCGGTGAACAACGCTATTAATGCAGATAGAGCAACAACAAGATATCCTACCGCTGTTGCATCAGACATGGTTAATAATGCATATTTTATCACGTTGTTAACCTCCTATATGTTCTATTATACAAAATCTCCATATATTCTATACCTCTTCCCATTCAAACACAAGTCTTATATAATTGTTCGAACCTTTTATAATGTGAGAAAAATCACATCCACTATCACGTATTATGTTTTGTCCTTGTACTTTATATTTTAACGTCCTCATTTTGCAACCTCGCCATTTCTAATAACTCTTGTTCCGCTTGCTACTGTTCTTCCTGTTTGTTCTTGTTTTTCTATTACTTCTGGTTCTTTTACACATGATTTAAAATCTGGTTCTCTTTCTTCCATTGCCGCCAAACAGATTTCTATTCCATTATGTAATCCACATGTATAATCATCTACTATGTTCTGTTCCTGCATTTCTTTAAGCATCCGAATCGTGTTATATGCTGTTTTATATTTCTTCCAATATCCTAACATTTCTATATACCTCTCTAAGCTTATATTTGCCGTTTTAAGCGGCTTTTGAATTTGTCTTGATATCTTTTATATCTGCCACTGTATATTTGTCTAATGCATATGCTAAGGAATCCAGACAATGCGCATCAATGTTGAATTTATCCCATATTGGATTTCCTTTACTGTCCTTTGCATATGTTAGGTCTTTCAACTCACGTATTGCATTTTTGCATTTAGGTGAACACACAATCTTTTTAAATCTCTTTATCTTCTTCACATTCTGTAGCTTACTACCTGCATACTTCTTACATTTATACATTTTGAATCCTTGTTGTCTATAATATTGTATAGACTTTGGCTCTGCACTGTCTGCAAATATAAGCTTGTTGCACATCTCTGCTCTTTCTTTCACTCTCTGTACATGTGGTAACTGTGCGAATCTATCATCTGTTATGTTATTCATATACACTTCATCATAGATGTACAGTATCTTGTTTTTATCATCTACACAACAACTAATAAGTGCATTGTAACTTTCTTCAAATCCAAAATCCAGACCAAAGAAATGATATTTTGATGATATGCTGTTCACTGTGTTCACAAATTGTTTTGCGCTCTTTGCTACTGTGAATTGTGGTAATACACGTTTTCCACTTGCTCCAAACCTTCCCCATCTTGCTACTGTGTATAGATATGGGTCATATGTTTTAAGTTCTTCCAGAGTTGTTATATAAGATACTGGTAAGAATGGGTTATCATCCGGCAAACTGTGATGATAATAAACACCATTTACAACCATTGTCTTTTTCTTATAGAATCTTTTCTCATTGCATATTGTATGTTCCTTTCCCTTTTCATCTATATGAACGAAAAATCTATCATACACCCAGTTTTCTTTTCCTACAGGGTTACATGATAAAATAAAATGTAATGTTACGTTAGGCTGTCTTACACGTCCTAACAACTCTTTGTATGCTTCATATTTCAACTCAGAACATTCTTCCATCCATACAATAGAAACACCATGAATTGATTTAATCTTCTCTGTATTGTCCATCCCTCTGAATATAATACGTGAACCATTCGGAAAACGTATTTCCATTGGACTTTGTACTGCTATTATCTTTCCATCTTTGTTCTTGTTTCTGTTGTCTGTTGTTGCTGAAAGCATATCCATCTTTGTTAGTATTTCCTTAAACAAACTAAAACAACTCTCTTTAATTGTTGCCATAACATTTCTGACAACTAAAGCTGTTCTTTTCTCCTGCATTAATTTTAATATTATCTTTAATGCAATATTGTAACTTTTTCCACTTCCATACCCACCAATAAGTAAGTATTGTTTGTAATCCCAATCTGTTAGAAACGAAGCAAATCTTTCAGAGACATCTATATTCATCTCCATATGATTTTCTCCTTTCTATTACATTGTAACATTATATTCTTTATTTGTCAATGTTTTATTTTATTTATTTTAATGGGTCATACAGGTATCGAACCTGTGACATTTCGCTTATGAGGCGAATGTTCTACCACTGAACTAATGACCCTTTGGTGACTTTCATATAATGCACAAATACTACTTGTCACCTTGCCAAGCAACTTACACAACATAATGGTGAAACATTATTCAATCAATAATCAATATGTTGTGAACTGCCCTAATTGGAATCGAACCAATATTACAAGAGTCAAATTCTTGTGTGCTAACCTTTACACTATAGAGCATTGTTTTGGTGGCTACTTTATTCACCACCATGTACCGATTATAAACAAGCGTGTGTTTTAACGACTTTAACACCTGTCAAATGTTTACCATAATCTACTTTTCAAACACTCAATAATATATTCTCCTAAGTTTCCTTTATGTTCTTTCTGCTTTTCTTCATTTACAGAACTACCAACATAATACTTATCTGGATTGTATATATTTACAATGTTTATCTTTACATCTTTATGTCTTCTGTCATAATTAAATCTTACCTCAATGTCGTTATGTTCTTTTAAAAACTCAATTAATTCTTCCATACTGTTCCTTTCTGTTTATATATCAGCATATACTGTGTTATTTGTCAACGTGTTTTTGTAAATTCCTTTTTAATTATTCATGTTCATATTTTTGTCATTCATAACATAATCTGTAATAGGTTTTAGAAAATCACACATATCAATATTGCATTCTAAGTCACTCCTACTACAAATATGTTCCCCAGAATCCATTTTACAAAACGGACATTCATCACGAAATACTGGCATTTCATCTACAATTATTTTCATATCCTTCCACTACCTCCAACTTCTTCAAGTCCTCGATAAGCCAAGGTTCTTTGTCTGACCATTTTACCATCGGTAAATTCAACTTAAAAAATTCTAAGCTTTTGTTTGATTCAATCCCTCCGCTTTCCCAACAGTCAATAAGTTTATGTGGTTTAATGCAATAAATGAACAAAAAGCCATCCATATCCCTAGCTATATATTTTATTCCTTCACCAATACACTCCAAAAATGTTTTATCTTTCTTGCTTATCACTGGCTTTTCAATGCACTCTGATTCTGTCCACTCTCTTACTTTTTCTTTGCAATTACCACCACAGAATAAACATTCAACACAAAAAGTGTCACAACACGATGCTATACTTCCACCTTCCTTGGTTACTGCAATACTATTTCCACTACAAGCAATCTCCATAATTTCTTTTGCATATCTTTCTTTGTTTTTCATTTCTTACACTCCTTTGTTATTTTTCAATAGTTTAATATATAATTTGTTCGTCTTTTAAGAACTCTATGAAATCATCACTGAGTAACTGTAACCCATTCCAATCTGTAAAAGCATTAAGTAAATCCTCTGCGCTAATGTTGTTTGTTTCAATTGCTTCTAGCAATATATTATAATTATTCTGTGTATCATTCATGTTTTATCTCTCCTTCACTTACTGTTTGCTTCTTTAACTGTCTTTATTATAACATATATCTTTGTTTTATCAATAATTATTTTAAGCTATTTTGTTTATTTCTTACACTTTACAACCTTTGCTTTTATATTTGGTGTCAAAAATTTTTTAAAATCCTCAATCCACTCACATGCATCTTTCTTGTTCTTAAATTTTACAGTTTCAACATTTGCTTTTACTTTCCCATTATTTAATTCTATTGTATACATATTATTCTCCTTTTCTGTTTTGTTTGTTCTCTCTTAACTTGTCTTTATTATACTATACTTTTATAAGTATGTCAAGACTTATTTTAAATTTCATCTCTGATATTATATAAGTCCTCATTTGTTCCATCATATTCATTTCTATATACTGTTACAAAGCTGTCTGTGTTAATTCCTTTTTCCTTTAATGCTTTGTAAGCTTTATTACATGCGCTAAGACTTGTTAAATTACTTATGATTACAACATCTGTTTCCTTCCTGTTGTAGTTCTTAATGATTGAATAATAATGTTTGTTTCTGTATGATTTCATATCCTTCATTTTTGTTTTCTCCTTCCTTAACTGTGTTCCCTTGTTCTTTATGTTTATATTATAACATATGTTCTTTTATAATGCAAGTATTTATTTATAATTTATTATATAAAAATAAGCACGTATATTTCAACGTGCCTAAATCTTACCTATCTGCAATAATTTACTTTCTATCCTTTTTGTTCCTTGTTTAAAGTATTCTTCATCTTCCTCGATACATATGTATTTCCTATCTTCTTCAATACAAGCAACTGCATTAACAAAACTCCCGGCAAAACAATCAAGAACTATGCTTTTTCTATCACTCCATTTTCTAATAATGAATCTGTACAAATCAATTGGTTTTTCTGTTGGATGTCTCATTTGTTCTGAGGGTACTTTGTTAATTCTAATAACACTTCCGCACCTTTTCCCTCTTATTTTCGTATTTCCTTTCTCGCAAACTATACACATCTCATAATCTGTTGACAGCACATTAAGATTTTCCATGCTACCACCGGATTTATACCATATAAGAACATTTATAATATTATAAATTTCTTTTAAACAATTATAATCTTCTGAGAAGTTCTTCCACGAACAAAAGAAACAAGCAATACTGTTTTCTTTCATCACTCTTTTTAATTCACGATATACACTAAAACGAAAGTTACAATCGTCATTTAGTATTCTTTTCTTCCTATGCGTATTATGATTACTTTGATATGAAATACCATATGGAGGGTCTGTTACTACCATATCCACATAATTAATTGGCATCTTTTTTATAACATTCAAGCAATCATCATTTATAGATATGCCAAAATCTGTTTTTATTTTATCTTGCATATGTACCCCTCTGAACTTAATTTCTTATAAAGTTTTTCTGCGGCTTTTTTGTTTTCAAACTCCACAATCACTTTGTATATTTTTCTTTTTTCAAATTCAACTTTTTCTACTTCTTCTTGCTCCATCTCGCTTTCATCAAAACCAAACATACTCATATCCATGTCTATAGATTCTCCAAGTATTCCAAGTTCTTCGTCAAGTAAATCATAATCCCATTCACTTTCATTCAGTTTGTTATCTACCAACCTATATGCTTTTATTTGTTCTTCTGTGAGTTCTTCCAAACATACTGTAGGTACTTGTTTTAGTCCTGCTTTCTTTGCTCCTAGTATTCTTCCATGTCCTGCTACTACTTCATTGTTTTTATCTATTATTACTGGCTGTGTAAAACCAAACTCTTTAATACTATTTGCTATCTGTTCTACTTGTTCTTTGTTATGTTTCTTTGCATTCTTTTTATAAGGTTTTAAATCCCTTATGTTCATATATTTTATATTTAATTCCTGCATTGTTTTGTTATTGTTTCTCCTTTCTTTGTTTTGTTCTTTATGTACTATGTTATTTATGCTACTTTTTAGATACTTTTTATAATGCACCTATAATGTGTAACAATGAAAATGTAAATCCTGCTGTTGATGTTAACCATGCATATAACATTGCGTCATCTGGTTCATTTATAATCTTTGCAATAAAACATCCTAACAATATTGATGCAACAGCTACACACACATATGTTCCCATACATAAAAATGCATATTGTATTGGTTCTTTTATCATTATTTGTTCTCCATACGCTTCTTTGTCCTTGTTACTTTTACACTTTTAATTCCTTCTATTTCCATCTCAGAAATACTTAATAACTTCTTTATTTGTAACAAACATATTTCTACATCTGCTATTTCTTCTGTTACCATATTCCTTGCTTTTAATTCATCCACAGAACATGTTTTGTCTTTTTGTACTACTGTTCTTCTGTACTTACTTAATGCCTGTATAAGTTCTGCACATTCTTCTTGTGTTTGGTTTATTCTGTTTTCAATTCCAAACTTCTTTGCCTGCTTTATGATATCCCTTTTGTACATATCCATTATTTATTCTCCTTACCATAAAACTTTCTTTTTGTTCTGCCTTTTCTTTGCTCCCTTTATGTATTTGTTGCATTCTGATACTTTGCATCTTCTTAGTTCACCTACTATAAGAAAATAGTTACATTTATTCTTTAACTCATTTCCTTTTACTGGTGCTCTGTAACAGCATGTTTTACACAAATGTCTGTCTGCATTAAATCCTTGTTCTATATTTCCTTTGTTTTCCATCTGTACTCCTGTTTTATATAATATATTATAATACTTTACATTATGTTTGTCAAGCTTTTTATGAAAATATTTTTTGTTTTTCTAATGTTTCTTTTAACCATTCATCTGCTGACATACTCCTGTAAGGCTTTATATTGCGATTTAAGCCATTTTCCTTATTATCCCCTAAATTCCCTAATGCGTGTTCCTTATAGGCTTCTATTGTGCTCTTAAATGCTTCATGGGTTATATACATCATCTTCGCCCCAATCATCTAATTCGTCTTGTTCTTCCCAAACTTCATCATCTTCATTCCAGATATCTTGTTCTTCTGTTTCAATGTTTGATTCAATATGTGTTTTACCTTGTGGTACAAGATTAATAGTAATGTTCTGCCCTGCAATTTCTTTTCCGCTTTCTACTGCATCAAGTTTGTCCTGCATATCTACAACTTCCCTAATTGCATTTACATCCCCAGTAAGTCCTTTTTTAAACAATGCAACCATAAGAGCCATTTCATTTGTTAATTCCCCTGTGAATCCTAATTCTTCTAACAATGCTTTTATTTTCCTGTTAGATACACGCATACTTAGTAATTCTCGCATTGTTTTTTGTGCCTGCATTTGTTCACGCTTTTTGTTCTTCCTTGCTTCTACACCCATCTGCGATATACGTTTTCTTTCTTCTTCCGAACGTTCATTTAGTGGTATAAGATTCTTTTTTTGTTTTTCTGTAACGTTTCTTTTTGCCATCTATGTTTATTTGCTCCTTTCATTTTCTGTATAATATTAAAATGGGACAGGATGTTTTATTCACCCTGCCCATATATAAACAATGTCGATAATTACTACAAAGGTTTTTAGGTTAAAAATAAATCAGTGTGTTACTATTTTTCCTTTACCTCCTTTGCTTTTATTGGTATTTGAGGGGAAACGGGATATCAACATTGTTTACTTCATATTACGGGCAGACATTTTAATAGGCTGTCACTTTCGTATACCCAATCCGAGGTATTCTCCCTTTCTATAATCTATATTATCACATTTTATATGTGTTGTCAATACTTATTTGCTCTAAATTTCAAACTTTGGTCAACTACTGCTTTCTTACGTTCTTCATTTTCATATCTGCACTCTGCTTTAAACTCTGAATATTTTTTACATACAGAATGGCACTCTATTGTTCTTTCCTTGCAATTCATACAAGGTGATTTATTCGGCATATTTTACCAGTCCTTTTAGATATAAATAGTCCTCTAATTCATTTGTATAAATTAATAGTTCCGCTAAATCTGATTCGTCTTTTAACATTACCATTCCGTCTTCCATTTTTGTGAACCTTTTTATTGGTACTGGCATACCTCTTGTACTTACACTATTTAATAATCTATGTACTTCCTTCAAATAATGTATCAGAAATACAAAAATCATACAAAATATAATGTCTACTTTAATCCCCATATTCGCCCATATAAGCAATAATGGAAATATAAGTTCCAATAATATAGCTATAGCATTTAAGTTCCTTTTAATACCATTACAGAACGTTCTAGCCATATTCAATGGAGTTGTTGCTAATACCTTTAACACCTGCACTATAATACACTTCCTTTCAATCCTTCTTTTAATGCTTTCAGTTTTGTTTTAATGCGTTCCCTATATGGTTGCATCTTACAAGTTTCACACATGTATTTATTCTGTGACATAAAGAACGCACCTGTCACTTCTTGGCATATGTTGCAATGTTTTGTTTTTATCTCTTCTTCGTCAGTATATACATACATTACAAGTTTTACTTTTTTTGTTCCGATTCCTGTTTTATCAAGCTTCTCAAATCTGTATGTAATATTTTTGCTGTTGTTTATTGCTATTACATTTGTGCTTAACCATTTACAGGCATTAAGATAAGCTTCTTTTGTTGTACCACCGATGAACTCTTTTTCTTTTATTTTCTCACATATAATCATCTTATTCACTCCATATACTTCTGTTTTGCTTCTACTGCTTTTGTATCTGCTAATTCATTTAATGGGTCATCCTTATGTCCGGCAACCTTTACCATTGTAACAGCCATTCCTTTTGTGTATAAGAGTTTTATCATCTTTTCCCATATGTGTTTATTTTTTACATCTTTTCCGTCTTTTGTTTTCCATCCATTAACATTCCAACGTGAAAGCCATCCCTTTGTTATAGCGTTCACCACATACGCACTGTCACTGTATATAGTCACCTTTTTCGCTCCACTCTTTAAGGCTTTTACTAACGCTTTGTACACTGCTGTTAACTCCATTTCGTTGTTTGTTGTTTCTTTCTTACCACCTGTAACAACATCTGTCACATAACCTCTGTCACAAGCTTTCAAATCTACATAACACCAACCACCTGCTCCGGGATTTCCACTACACGCACCATCTGTATAGAATATCTTACTTTTATCCATTTTCTTTTTCTCCTTTTTTAATATCTGCATAGATAGCAATAATCAACTTTGCAACCATTTCCCACAATGTTTTACCATATATGTTACATACCCATTCACAATTTTCTAGTTTTCCATCTCTGTATGTTTTATGTGTTAATGTTGCATCATACATTGCAAACTTTCCATTTTCATAATATGGGTGTATTCCTGTTAATCCATTAAAACCATAATTATATTTACAACAGATGCCATGTAACACTTGCTCTAACAATTCAATCGGTGCTGTTTCTGTTCTTGTATAATTGTTTTTATCTAATAACTTTGCACATGGTTTCACTTTCCATAAGAACCTGTTTAATAACTTTTTGTTTTCTTCTTTTCTACAATCAATGTTTAATAATTCGCTTGTCTTCATTCTCTGTTCTCCAAAATAAAAAGGCAAGAAATAGAAAATACTTCCTACCTCCTGCCTTTTACATTCGCTCTATATTCTATTTATATCTTCTTCAACGATTCTTAGATTTCCCACTCGTCATCGTCATCTTCGTCTTCATCATCGGCGGCTTCTGCTTCGTCTGCTTTCTTCAACAGTTTTACATAAGCATCTGCTTTCTGTTTTGGCTTTGCCTTAATGCCACGCTCTTTACACATGTCGAACAACTCTCTTGCGTTCTTACCTGCATATGGGTCTGAATCCTCTTCCTCTTCATCTCCCCAATCATCGTCATCTGCTTCTTCTACAGGTTCAGCTTTCTTCTGTTTTGCATTTGTTGCTTTCTTAGGCTCTGCTTTTGCTCTTTTTTTCTTTGCTGATGCAGGCTCAATCTCACCGTTATCAAGCTTTGTTAACAGGTCAATCAGATAATCTTTAGAACGTGACTTACACAGTGAAGAAATTCCTCTTTCACAGCACAGTGCGTACAGTTCTTTTCCTGTCATACCATCATACTCCGATTCTGTTTCATCCTCTTCGTCCCAGTCATCTTCCTGTACTGCCTGTTTTGACTTTGGTGTTACCTTTTTAGGTGCTTTCTTTGGTGCTTCTGCTTCTTCTGCAATATCCTCTACTGAATCTGATTCCATTTCTTTAAGACCTGTCTCTACAACTCTTGCTGTTACCTTTGGAAGTGCTTTCAAAATATCTAACAGATAATCATTGTTTGCACATGCAACTGTTCTTGTAAACAGTGGAAATCTACTTCCAATCTCTGCAATGTTTTCCTTGTTGTTTCCCATGATTTCTTTTGCCGCTTCATATGCGCTCCAATTTGTTGCCATAATGTTTTCTCCTTTTCTTCTTACATTTCTTATTTGTTTCTGTGATTATATATTAACACATTTTGTATTGTGTGTCAACCACTATTTTGTATTTTGTTCATTTTCTTTAAACAATCCTGCTTTGCTACAAGCGTGTGTAATTGCTTTGTACATATTCATAAGTCCATCTTTATTCATAATTCCCATAGAACTATGTTTTAAGAAAAGATTTACTTCCTTTCCATCCTCCTGCACTACAAACTGTTCTGCAATCACATAACCAACACTTTCACCTTTGCTATCGTATGCTTCACTAATTACAACATTTCTGTTTTCTTTTGTCTTAGCTTTTGCAAGTTCCTTGTAATTTAGTCTTCCCATTCTTCGCCACCTTCTTTCTCAGTGACACTACTATCTGGTAATTCTAACACTGCCATAAATCTTAGCTGAATGAACTCTTCGTCTACAAGACTGCAAATATTATCCAGATTTACATTGTCTGTCAGTGACTTAAAAGGTATCATTGCATTGCCATCTTTATCAAAGTTAACAGCACCAATTGTAAAGATACCTAAGTTCATAGCTTTCCCTGTTCCACACTTAGCATGTACTGTGATATCACTGTTTAAACCCTGTAGCAGATTTACACTTGTTAACAGTTCATCATATCTGAGTTTGAACTTAACTTGCACAGTCTTATTCTTTCCAATGCTCAGACCTTGGAACTCAGCTATTCCTTTTTGTTTGAATCTCTTTTTTTCCAATTTCTTGTTCTCTCCTTCTTCTTTCTTTTTTGTTCTTCTTCATACTTAACAGATTGTTTTTCTCTATCAAGCTTGTATTTGTTTCTTGCTAACATATTCTTTTTTACTCTGTCTGTATCTATATTAGCATTTGTTTGTGGCATGAAGTCGAAGACTTCTAAATCCTCAACCCCAACCCCTTCTCCTTTATTATAAGACTTGCCTTTTGTTTTGTCAAGTAGTTTTTGCAAATCTTTTTTTACATCATAGAAATTAGCATTATCAATTAATTCTTCTAATACAGATGCCCTTACAAGCTGTTTAAATGCTTCTATATCCGTTTCTTTTACTGCAAGCCATACTTCATCCACATTAAGGAACTGTAATGCAAATACAGGTAATTTATGTGCTTCAATTGCATTTACTTCTAATGTATGTAATATTGTTTGTTCCAACCTGTAACTAGCATTGTCTGTAGATTTCAATTCACAAATACAATGTTCATTTTGTCCATCACCTTTATCTATCCATGTTGCACCGCTGTTACGTGTAGGTTCAAAGCCTAACCTTTGCATTACCTCTGTTTCATTTTTTCTGTACCATTTAGTTGTTCTTTTTGTCATTAGATAAAATCATCGTCCTCTTCTACATCTTCTCTGTGTATTGTTTCTTCTCTGCACTTTTTACAATCTATACAATGCATACACATATAACAATCTCTATAATTTCCAAAACATGATTTTTTATTGTCTTCTTCTTTTCTCTTCTCTGTGTCTTCTACACAAGATTCTTTATTTTTACAATTGTTGCATTCTAAGTCTTTATCATCATAGCAACCATAACAATCTGGTACTGTATCACTACTTTTTGCACATTCTCTTATATATTTACACTTGAAACATTTATCCTGATTTTTATCATATTCATAATTGCCGAAACAAACTGGTATAATACCATTCGCTCTTTGTAAATGTTCAAGCATCTTTGTCATTTTTTCATGTAACTCCATTTGTTTACGTTCGGTATTCCAATCACCATTTCTTTCTTTAATACCTCTTAATATGTTCCCATTTTCATCTGTTTTGTTATGTAGCTCCATTTCATTTGTCTGTGTGCCATCTTCCATCTCCATAAATGTACAGGCACTTTCTAATGTTTGGTGTCTTTCTTCCCTTATCTGTGTTTCTTCCAAGACATCTAATATTCTAAGTGCTGTTACATAATTAATTCTTACATTTGTAAGTTCTTTCTTAACAGCCAAATCAATTTGTCTTTTGAATACTTCTTTTAAATCTTTTATATCAATATCTCTAATCACATTCATTTGCTTTTAACTTCCTTTCTGTTTCTTTCTTTAAGAACGTTATATAGTCCACTTTAGGGCTTTCATAAGCAATGTAATGCTTTCTAGCTTCTATTAGTTCTTTCGTTCCAAACAGGTCTTTAAATGCCATCTCAGCCTGTACCATTTCATATGTGTAGTTCTTCAATATATCACTCCTTCCATGTACCATCTTTTACTGTCCAGTGTCTTATTTCATACCTATCATCATATTTGCTAATGTACTAATCATTTGTTTGTCTTTTTCTGTTAACCTATCCCATATCAAAAAACCTGTTGTTCCATCAAAATCATAAAAAGCATATCCATATTGTGTATGTTGTGTTATCCACTTTTCATTATGGTATTTTAAAACAGATACTAATTGTTTTGATATTTCATCAAAATGTTTATCTGTCCAAATACTGTTATCCCTTTCATAATACAAATAACTGTGTATTGCTATTACACGCTCAAGAAAGTTTGCTTTTAGTTCATCTGTCCAATATGTATTAAACTTATACATCATTTCACCTCTATTACAAATCTTTCACTATCTAAATTATACCAGATTCCGCTAATATCATTTATATCAATCTTTTTTAGTTCATCTATTTTTGCTTGTTCTGCAAAAACCTCTCTACCAGATTTGTATCTGATTGTTACATTGTCATAATTTCCATACATAAAACATTCAATAAAATGTAACATATCTAATATTTCAATTTCTTTTTTCATTTATTCAACCTTTTATACAAATATTCTTTTTCATCCAACATTGCTATTTTATATGCCATTCTTGCCGCCCTTTTTGCTTCTTTCAATGTAACAAAAGCATATCCTTCTACACTGAACGATTCTTTTATAATATCAGTTATAACATCATAATATCCATGTTCAAACAAATCATCACAGGAAAATGCTGTGTGTTTGTCATTCCAATATAACGGGCAATCTTTATAGCAATTGATTCCGTGTTGCACTGTATATTCACAACAAAAACATTTACATTTTATCCATTCATTAGGATAAGCTTTATTCAAATAATCACATTTATAAAGATATGCTGTTTTTACTGTTCTGTCTACCGAGTAGTCCTTCATAATCTGTCTTGAAATCCACAGCCACATTTTTCTGTGTTCTGCTATTGCCTGTTCTCTTGTTAATTTCATTTTGTTCTACCTCACTATTTCTTTACATAATACCCTATGTACATATTCTAATCTTTCAATTAGTTTGATTGCACTGTATACTGTGTCTGCTTTTATTTCTGGTAATTCAAGCGCAATCTCAATTAACCTTGTTTTTAATTCATCTGTATCTAGTTGTTCTTCTGTATAATCACTATCATCCCAAAAATCTTCTGCATATCTATGAACACTTAACTTCATTTTTGCTACCTCCTAACAACAAACATCAACTGTTGTTCCATCTGTAAAGTGAACACAATATAATGTCTTTCCTACATAGAAACCACTGTTACCACAGTTTTCTAATTCTTCTACATCCTCATGTTCCTCAATTGCTTCTAACTGCTCCATTGTTACTACCTCATTGTCTAATGCTTTAATCTCTGTTCTTGTCATTGTTTTGTCCTCCTTCAAATTTGTTTTTCTTTATCTTATGTATTTATTATATAACACTTTGTTCTGTTTGTCAATATTTATTTTGAATTATTTCAAACATTCTACAATGTAATTAAATCTGGCACTGAATTTAACAGAACCTTCTTTGTTTGGTACAATATGTTCATTTACTCTGTATTGTTTACCTTTATAACTGAAAATGTAGTCTTCTTCGATATATCTTAAAACATGTTCTGGCACATCTCTTACTGCTACTCTTTTAACATTTGTAACATATGACTTATAAAATTTAACTCCTAATTTGTTATTGTTTGCTCTACTTGCAATTGTTTCTTTATTCATGTTCTTTTCTCCTTCATACTTTGTATTTATTGTTTTCTTGTTTGTAACTATACTATAACACTTTTATCTATATATGTCAATAACTAATTTATAACTTTTTATAAAATACAAGAAAGAAAATATATATAAATATATACAAAAGAAAATTCATTTCTCAGAAGTTTATTTGTTTTATTTTGTTTTGTTTGCAATATTGTTTAAAAGATTTTATATTATTCCTTTTAAGAATCTCTCTTATCTTGTAAACAGCATCATCTAAATTTATCAATGCTTTTTGTTTTGACGTGTATCTAGTATATCCAATCGCAACCCCTGTTTGGTAGTGCGTAATAGAATAACATCTATTCTCTAACTTTACTATAACAATGTTTCTATACTTTGTTTTATAGCATTGTTTCTTTACAACTTTTCTATCGCATCCCATTATATTACATTCCATTTTAATTCCTCCTATTTAACGATTTAAGACAGTTTATATGCTTAGCCTAAGAAGATTACATATAATATATTATAATGCCTTAAATAAGCAAATAAACGTGCTGTAGACATATACTATAATATAATAAAAAGGAGAGTTTTTACGCCCTCCTAATATTCCGTATACTCTAAATTGAAGCCAATATCCTCTAAGTCTTTTGCACACTCTAATATATGTTTTGCTATAATCATTGTTGCTATACTCATATAATCGTTAAATTCTTCCGGTTCTTCATTCACTTCGTCCAATGCTAACTCTTCTCTTACTTTTCCTGCTATACCTTCATAATGATTTGCCATTCTCTTTTTTCCTCCAATTACTTTTGTACTTTTATGTTCAAACAATTCTGATATTTCAAAATTAAACCTCTGTCCCAAAAAGGAAAGACAGTACATTCTTTGTCTAAATACTTTTCTGGTATTTCACTTGCTTCGCCATTCCACACAAGTTCCATATTATAGTTCCTAACTATTTCTTGCCATATGTTTACATATTCATCCTTTTTAAATACAACCCCAACCATATCTTTTAATTTCATTAGAATTTTTCCTCCTTTAATTTCTGTTTATGTTCTGGTAAGAATCCATACATAGCAATACAATAGCTGTCTGCTAAGTCATCATTTATTTTACAAGGTGTTTTCTTCCCATTTATTTTTATATTTATAACTCCTTGGCTACCCCTTCCGGTATAAGGTTCTACAATGTGTTTTAATAAGCCTTTTGAACGTAAATATAAGATTGTTCCGTATTTGTTCGGATTAATACCATATTTATTTTTCATTGACTTTGAATTTCCAACTATTGCATTCTTCCATGCTTTGGTATCTACACTATATACAGGTATTTTGTACTTATAAAATGTATCGACTATTGTTGCAACTAACGCCCCTGTCGTTATTAGATATTGTGTGCTAAGATGTCCACCGCTAAATGTTCTTATGCGCTCTATAATAACTGTTATGTCTTTTGTTTCAACCTTACAACTTTTTGTAATGCTATGTACTAAACTATTTAAAACATTTTTCAATTCAAGTCTCTTTTCTGAATTATTTTTACTATTCTTGTAATCAACGCTTGCCATACAAAATATATTTCTATTTTCCAAAACAGTTACACCAGTTCTTGTATAACTTTCATCTATTCCTATTACTATTTTTGACATGTTTATTCCCTTCCTAAAATATCTTGATTATGAAATAATCTACGCATTGTCCATACCTCATTAAACCACATAGGTGTAAACCATATCTTTTCAAAATCATCTGGCAACACTGGTTCTGGTTTAATTAATGAGTTGTCATGTATCACATAGCCTGCTATCCCATGTAAACTTAACTGTATATAACACATATGTACACAAGTTATATCTATGTCTTGTCCTACAAAGTAAACATGATTCTGATAGTTATATTTATGAAACATTTCTTTGCATGTTTCGCTTGCACTTATAAGTGTTGCACCTGCACCACATGCAGGGTCATATATGCTTGCATATCCTTTTTTGTGTACTGTTTTTCCAAGTTCTTTTCTATTAATTGAAAGATTAGACATTACTTCACATACACTGTATGGTGTAAAGAACTGTCCTGCATTTTTGTTTGATATTTGTAACATCATGTACAATTCTCCTAGCAAATCTTGGTTTGGTCTTTCTTCCAGTTCTTCTACAATTAATGCGAACATTTGTGGAAAAAGTTTCTGTTCTTTCTTTGAATAATTGTTAATAATGCGTAAGTATTCATTCTCTCGTTCTGTATATATTCTTTTATAAGGTTCTTCTTTTGCTAATGGTAAAATACATGTATTTGCTAATGTAATGGCAAACAAAGCCATACAATCACTCCATACATTATATGATGATTTGCTGTTACATAACATTTTAAAACCATTCATAAATCTTTTCTTATAGTCTTTGTCTTCTATCCCTTTAGCCATTCTATACACTTCTCCTTTGTTGTGAATACGGGATATTTATCAACCTGCATCCCTCTATATCCTGTATCAATGTTTGCATTTTCACACGAAAAGCAATCAATGAATGATTTTATATTTTTCTGCCCCGTCATTATCTTTTCTTTTGTAAGATAATATATTGTTGTATTTTTCCTAACACTACATTCCCTTACATTACACCGTATCACTACATTGTCTTTGTATCCTTCCCTTTTACTTGCGAATACTACAAATACTGTCTGTTCTGGTTCTAGTTCCAGATAACGCTTTACCATAGCTTTGTCTCCTTTCTGTAAGTTCACACCTTCCATATTTTGTGCATAACTCGCAATCTTTGTTCGCCCATGTTCTTCCATATTTGCATTTCTTGTTTGTTTGCATTGTTTTTCCTCACATTCCATACAGTCTAAATATGTTACTCTTAATTTATATGCTTTACAATATTTAGCCATATATTTGTACCCAATATTTTGCTTTCTTCCATAAGTATTCCCATACTTTTATAGAAAGTTCAATACCATATTTTTCTGTAATTTCATCGAGTTCCTTATCTACTGCTTCGGACTCTTCTTCAATTACAAGTTCCCCCATATCTGAGCCTGCATTTACATCTAAAGTATTCTCATAGTACCATTTCATTGCTTCTTTAATTTCCTTTACCATTGCTTTCTTCATCATTGTTTTGTTCTCCTTCACTCAATGTTTTACTTGTTCTCTGTTTATGTCTATATAATAACATAGAGGTTGAACAAAGTCAACCCCTAATTTTACTTTTTCTTTAGTTCTTCAAAAACAATCTGTCTTGGCAATACATTATGACAAATATACACACTCGAAAATGGTGGATTTAACGATGGCTTTTGTTCATCAAAATCCTTAAAATACGCAATTCTTTTGTTAAAATACATTATTTCAAATTTATTGTTCTTGAACATTTCAAACCTTTTTTGCTTTCAAACAGTCCAACAACCCCAACCAACATAGCAAACGGAACATCTAACTTAAAAAGTTTTTCTAACACTTCTGTTTTACGTGAGTACGGTGGATTGCTGATAATATAATCAACATTACATTTCTTTAGCTTGAAAAAGTCTTTTCCTTCGCTTAAATGTGTGTAACACTTCATGTCCATTCAGTTTCAAAAGGCTTACAAAATTGCTTCGCTCTGTGTCAAACGGACATAATATCTTACTATTCTTTTTTAAATATTTTAACAACGGTTCTATCGCATATGACGGTGTATAAAATTCATCATTTCCACTTCCTGCAATTTTATCCATTTTCATCTTTATTACCTCGCTTTAATTCTTCTTTTATTGTCCTAATCATTGTTGGAACAAACACACTTAATGCTATTAATATAAGCACAATTACCGCTATACATCCTAACGAAAGTACACATAGTACCATAAAGGACAAAATATTTAAAATCATTTCTACCATAAATATCACCCACATGCTACACCTTTTCAAAATACTTGTTTTTGTATTCCACAACTACATCTAACATATAACTTGCATATCCTATATTCCTGTTATTTGCACCTACTTCTTTGTACAATATTGCGAAATACGGTCTATTTTTACTATCTATCATTTCTACAATAATATAAAGTTCTTCTACTTTAATTTTTGGTTCATCTTCTTCTAACATTGACATTTTATCATCCGCCATTATATTCGCTCCTTTGATTTACCATAACATACTTCACGCATCGGACATTCTTGTGACCTCTTGCTGTCATATCCTGTACACTTGTCACAACGCTTTACCATTTTTCCATTATTTAATAATCTTTCTTTGTAATCCTGTATTTGTTCCAATCTATGTATTGCCTGTGATATTTCCGATGGATTATAATCATATTTATACACTCGAAACTCTTGGTCATTCTTACTATCACATAAAACAATCCCGTGGTGTATACCTGTCAGATACATATATAACTGGCATTGTTTTCTGCCGGATGCATGATACTTTTGTTTTTTGAATGTAAAACTGTTCACTGACTTAATTTCTATAATGTAAGGTATCTTTTTTACACTATCATCATATACGCTTTCAAGCTTATAATCCTCTGGAATAGCACATATAATGTCTGGTGTATAGGATAAGTCAAACTCTTCTGCAAAACGGCTATAATCGCAATCTAATGGCTCACACAGACCACCTCTGATAAACAACCTTTGCCACTTCTCATGTATAGCGTCACCTTCTGCAAATATACGTTTTAAACCAATAGAAGTTTGTTCACCTTGTAATTGTTTATAAAATAAACTTAATACCTGTTGCCTATAACAAAACTTATCGTCCGATGCTATCACAGCACTTGCGTGTAACCCTTTTCTTTCTGTAGTCTCTGCACCTCTTGTCATTACAGATTTAAGAAACTTCAATTCATTCGGAATGTCTTTATCCAGATAAAACAAATTGTTTAGCATTTTCTCTATTGCTTCTTCATCAGATGTTTGTACTTTTACGCCTTGCTTTGTTGCATTCTTTTTTATTTCATCCAATATACCCATTATTGCGAAATCCTTTCTATATTCGTTATTACTGATTTTGCATAGCCTGTAGTAGAACAGAACCTTTTTATTGCTTCTGTCTGTGTTAACGCATATACAAAAAAGTTATGTTCTACATTATCATCTTCATATTGTCTATAAAATCTTATCACATAAAAATTCATTATTCAAGCATTTCCTTATATCTTTTTTTATGCTCTAATCTAATTTCTTTTTTTACATCATCCAAATCTGCAAAATCTACAAAACCTCTTTCATAAAACAATGGTATTTCACAACTTTGCATTGGATTGCATACTTTGGATTTTACAACTTTTACTTTCATAATCATTCCTATGCGTTCCTTTGCTTCTGTGTTAAATGGATTATGGTTAGGTATATCTATATAACTTTTTCTTGCAACCTGTATTCTAAGACTTGCGCTGTGTTTCAATTTATGACCACCCGGTGTTTGTATATTATCACCAAACGGCAATGCGTTCATTTTATCACGTATCTGATTGATGAATATAACTGTTGTTCCTGTTTGTTCTATTACATCTTCCAATGTTGGCAAATACTTGTCCATCAATCTTGCTACGCCACCAATTCGCATTTCCTGTTCACTATCTGTATTTACCGCTTTTCTAATCTTATCTATATCATCCTTTGGTTGCAATGATGGTACACTGTCTATTACAATCAGCGGTATTCCTTCTTCTGCGAATCTAATCGCTCTGTTGAATGCTTTTTCTCCATATCTCGCTCTGTATACTAACATCTGTTTTGGTCTGTTACCGAAAAGCTTTGCCCTTTCTGCATCAAATGTACCCTCAATCGGAATGTCTAAACACATTTCATGTTGAGCGCACATCTGATATGCGAGTGTTGTTTTTCCCGCACTCTCAGCGCCAAATATTTCTATTGTTCTTCCTTTTGGTACTCCACCACCTATAATGTTGTCTAAGTCTATCAACCCTGTAGACCATCTAGGAATTTTTAGTGCATCAGATTTACTCCCAAGACTATATACAGAACCTTTTTCTTTTTTGTCTATCTCATTGCACAGTCTTAAAATCGCTTCTTTGTCGAATCCTTTTTTCTCCATTTTGTTTTCCTTTCTATCGTGCCATTAATGTACTGTTATATTTAACAACTCTGGACATATACTTATTTTTGTTGAACTCCAACGCTCCTTGTTCTTCCAGAATGTCAATAACTCTCTGTGTTACTGCCCTTCCTTTGCACCTGTCGTAAAAATCGTCGTAATCCCTAAACACACCTTTTTTACGTTCTTGTTCAATTGCTTCTGCGGCTTTAGCTCCAACACCTTTTATAATGCTCAGACCTTGTTGTATAACATCTTCTCCATCATACTTTCTAAGACTTGTATTAGCCGTATAATTTACGTGTGGCAACATTACTACAGCACCATCTTTTACTGCACATTCACTGTATTTATATACATCACTGTCATTATCCGCAAACTTGATTTTTACTCCCCAAAAGATAGTTGGAAACTTAATCTTGTAAACCATCTGTTTCAAACTTACTAATGCATAACCTGTACTATGTCCTTTGTTGAATCCATATATAAGCATACTCGCCCAAATACTGTCTGTCTGCGCTTTTGTAAGTCCTTCTGATTTGCAACCTTTGTAAAAGTCCTTTTTCATCTGTTCGATTATAGGAACATATTCCGGCTTTGTCAGATTCTCCGCTTTCTTCATAATCTTTAGCATATCGAAAGATTGTTGTTCGGTCAGATGTCCTACCTTCTGTGCTACCTCTGTTGTTTGCTCTTGATACAACATTGTACCATATGTTTCTTTTGTATACTTGTAATATGGTGTTGTTGTGTCCACTTTGCCAGATAACTTATTGTGTGCATATGTTTCATGCATATGTAATTGTAACGGGGCAGGTCTGTTTAATGCATTTACGGCTATCACATCTTCCACACAGTCACAATGTATCATATCAAGTATCTTTTTCGGTGTACTTTTTTCCATCTGGAATACCCCATCAGTATTTCCATTTCTAAATGATTCTAAGACTTCCTCAGATTCAATATCTTTTTCTGTTGGTTCATATCCTGTTAATTTTTTCATTGTTAACATTTCTGATTCTGTTTTAAGACCTAACATGTCGAACTTTACACAATTAATATGTTCCAAATCATCCTTGTCATAGCAACTGCTTAATGCTCCTGTTTTTCTGTCTCGCATTATGATACATGTATAATCAGATATATCTGTACCAACTACTGCCACACCTGCCGCATGTTTTCCTAAGAATCTGACTTTGCCATACATCTTACAGAAATGTTTTATAATATTATCATATGTATCATTATACTCTATTGTTTTATATCCGTCAAGTAATGCTTTCAAATTTAGTTCATCATCGAACACGAATGTCCTAATGTATGACTTTATCTCCGCAACTGTCTTTTTGTTTTCATTTCTTTCATAGTCATCTACTTCTTTTGTTGTTCTCAAACCACACACACCTGCAAGGTCATTTACTAAGTTGTCTATTCCATATTTACCATATGAACATATTTGTATAGCTTTTCCTTTGTATTTACTTATTACATGGTCTATAACTTCCTGTCTACGACTTGTTTCAAAATCTATATCTATATCTGGCAACTGCTTCTTTTCCTTACGCATAAAACGGCTAAAATCAAGATTGTATTTAATACTATCAACATCTGTGATTCCTATTGCATATGCTACCTCACAATTGCATACAGAACCACGACCACCGCCAACTGCAATACCTTTGTTTCTCGCCCAGTCTGCATACTCTCTTACAATTAAAAAATAATCTGCAAACCCGTGGTAATTAATAACATCAAGTTCATATTTACATCTGTCTATGTACTTTTTGTTATACTTTCCTTTTTCCCTTAATCCTTTTATAACAAGTTTCTTCAATTCTTTTTTACTGGATGCCAAGCCTAAATCTGGTAATTCAAGTTCCAATCCATCAAGTATGTTGTCTTCAACTTTGTCATATATCTGTTTCATATTATCCACAAACATTTCTGCAACCTGTATCGGATTCTTAAATTTGTTTTTATACATCTTCGCAAAACGTTCTACGATATCATATTCACTTGGCATATATCTTTCGCCATATGTATTTTTAACATCTAATGTTGTTTTACCAATTTCATGCATTTTACAATATGTGTCAAAATCTTCTTTCCTTCCAAAATGGCTATCAGATGTTAATATACATTTTATTTTACGTTCCCTTGCAAGATGCATTAATGTATAATCTGTTCTTTCTTGTGTATGTTTCTTATCAATCTTGTACGGTTGTATCTCTACATATAAATCTTTGCCAAAAATCTCTTTGAACTTGTCTAATAACTTTCCTGCTGTTTTTCTGTTGCCATTTATAATAGCCTGTGACGTTGCAGACGCTATACATGCAGTTGTGCATATAAGTCCATCAGAATACTTTTTTAATAACTTAAAATCTACTATTGGCTTATAATAGAATTGTTCTGTGTTCGCTTTTGTCATTATGTGACACAAGTTTTTATATCCTTGCAAATTCTTAGCAAACAAGTTTAAATGATACGATTTCCTTTGCTGATTTTCCTTGTTAAACTTTGGTTGAAAATATATTTCACAACCCATTATCGGTTTTATTCCAACTTCATTACAGGCTTGATAATGTTTGATTAATCCACTAATTGTTCCGTGGTCACTTATACCTAAAGCCTTATAGCCTAATTCTTTTGCAATCTTAGCCAAATCTGTTGATTTGCCAAAACCATCGAATAAACTATACTCTGTATGTCTATGTAAATCGAAAAAGTTTCCCATTTCTATCTCCTTATCTCTATTCTTATTCCATTTTTATTTCTGTGAATATCTAAAACTAAAATTGTTTTTAATTTTGTTTTGTGCATCTTTTTAAGCCCATTATTATATCTGTTCTTCTTTTCTTCTTCGTTCATACTCGCCCATATTCTTTTATTATCTTCGCTTCTTTTTCTTCTAAGTTTTTCATCATATGAACGTTTCACACCATCACTAATTCTTTGTTTCTGTTCATTTGTAAATGTTCTATTTTTGTTTCTTTCCTTCAAATCATCTAACTGTTGCTCTCTTGTTCTAACCTTATCATACTTTTTTCATTGCTCTGTAAATCCCTGCCTGCGATGATATGCCTAACTCTTTACTTATCTGTGCAAAGCTCTTGCCATCATCCCAATACATTTTATGTATTTGTTTTATATACGGTCTTAAATCTATATGTTTCATAAAAACACCCTTTCGCTGTTCTCTTAATTCTCTTATATTATAACAAAAGGGTTGAACTGTGTCAACCCCTTAATTGAAACTTTATTCAATTCCCAACTCTTTTTTAATTTTTGCAATTTCGTTTCCAACTGCTACAAATTTCTTATCAGATGAAGTATTCATGTTTCCTGTAATACGATACATTTCTCTGCGAACATCCTGTATTTCATTTCGCATACCCATATTAATCATTACATTTTTGGTTGCTTTTTTCTTTGCTTTCTTTATCTGTCTTTCAAATTCTTTTCTTGTAATGAACATTGTTTAATCCTCCCAATCGTCTTCTTCGTCTTCATCCCAATCATCAGAATCATTTTCTTCTTCGTCATATTCTTCTAACAGGTCGATATAATATTCTTTTGTTTTCTTCGGCTTACACTTTATATCACGCTCTTTGCAAAGTTTGTAAAGCTCCTGCGGCTTCATGCTTTCATAATCATTTTCCTGTTCTTCTTCGTCTTCCCATTCGTCCTCCTCTTCCTCTGGTTCATTCATTGGAACTTTTGTTTTACTCTTTCCTTTTTTCTTTTTGTTTCTTGGCTTTTCATCTTCCTCTTCTAAGTCCTCAGAATTATCAGCCGGATAAGCTTTGTCAATGCATTTAAGGATAGCTTCATCAGACATTGCATGAATCTTTGTATTTCTGAATTTCTTTTTATCCAATGCAATCACACTGAATGATTTACCCTGTCCAGAGCCGTTCTGCTTGATTTCATAATCCCTGTCAGTAAGTGTTCCATATGCTTCATACAGACTTGCAAGTGTAGCAACTGGGGAACACTGGTTAACTGCAAACATTAATAATTTAACTTCTTTGCTTTCATAATCATATACAGACCATACGAACATAGAACGTGTTCTGAGATTTTCATCTTCGCAATATTCACACTCACGTCCAAATTCTTCTTGGCATGGTACATTCACACCTAGTGCAAAACTATCATGGAACTTTACTTCCAATCCATCTTCCATGTCGGACAAAAATCTTACACGTACTTTTGTTCCTTCTTTGAAAAACATAAACTTTCCTTTGCTACTTCCACTTTTTGCAATTGCTGACTTAATGTTACCTAATGTAATCTTTCCCATTGTTTATTGTTCTCCTTTACTATTGTTTAAAAATGTGTGTACTAAAATTTGTGAACTTAATAGCACTAAAATCTAATGGATTTAAAATATATCCACCAAATTCTATCCAACCTCTGAAACCTCTGTCTGTTACCGACCTCTTATAAGTACCAACAATATTGTCTATTTTATCTTTTGTTCTGTTAGAAACATCGACACTCAATAGATTAAGAATTTCTTTGTCGAATTTTTCTTTATTTTTGTTTCTGTCAAATCCTATAATGCTTTCATATCTGTTACACAAACTTTCATACTCTTCACTATCTTCATTATACTCCACGCCGATTTCATTGTCAACTGTTAATTTTTCTCCGCTTGTCTTTTGTATGAACTCTGCTGTCATTTTGCATTTTACTCCTAGTTGCATTTTTCACACTCCTTTCTATAAGCTTTATTTGCCGTTTTAAAGCTTCTTCTGACATCTCACCAGTATCTTTTACACCTTCTGGATATGGAAAGCGTATAACCTCAAAAAAACGCTTTAAATACTCTGTTCCTTTATTCCCTTTATCATCATTGTCCAGTGCACTTACCACTGTTGTCACACCTTTGTCTTTTAACTTTTTTGTTTGTTCATCTGATATGTGCCATCCTAACAATGCACAACAATTTTTAACATGACCTCTTGTTCTAAGACTTAAATAGTCCATGAATCCTTCACATAGGAACACTACGCTGTTCTCTGCATAGTTTCCACACAAAGTATCACGCTTTCTGAATCCATCATTGTATAGATACTTTCGTTTCTTTTCTGTCCATTTGTTTGTTGTTCTTCCAACCCATCCTTTAAATTCCCCATTATCTAATATTGGAAAAACAAACGGGTATGCTATATTATAGTTCACTCTGCAATCTGCAATGTTTAAAGCTCTTTTTGTAAAACCTCTATCTTGCATATATTCTAATGTCCTTCGTTCATCATCTGTTTTTATGTTGTTCCAATCTACCGACCGTAATCCATAAAAGTAATCAGATGCTTCTATCAATGCCTGCTTGTTACTCTGTCTTCTTTTCTTTCTGTAATGCACATTCAGTTCTTTTACTTCCTTGCTCCTTACTATCTTTTCTAACAAGATACAAGCCTGTAAATCATTCAATTCTGGATTTGCAAGTTTTACAAATGTTAACACATCACCTGTCAATCCGCAACCAAAACAGATGAAAGAATTTTCTTCGAGATTAATTCTCATTGACGGATTAATATCATCGTGGAACGGACAAATTATATTGAATGTTGACGTCTGTATTTCTCCAACCAAATTGTAATACATCAGAACTTTTGCAAAGTCTTTACCGCTATATTTTCTTGTCATTGTATCACTCTACTGTTCATCAATCTCCCTTAATGTTATATAAGGTTCGCTACATTCTACATTGTAACATCCTGCTATATCTTCTTTTGTAATCTCTCCTACTTCATACAGATTATTGATTTTTTCATCCTGCACTTCTTCTGTAACTGTAATATACTTTTTGAACTTCTTTGCATCAACTCCACAAGCTTTCAGATATTTAACAAGTCCATCCATATCACTTATTGTATATGTTTTGCTTACAACTTTTTTAAATACTTTCTTGTCGAGTTTCTTTTTCAGTTTATCAACATTCCATATGATTTTCTTTTTTCTGATTTTGTTCACCCTCAGATTTACAGGGTTTTCATAAAACTCAACCCCATCTTTCAATCTGATTTCGAATGAACTTTCATTTTTAGGAAGGTTGCTAAACATATAATTGCTGATTGCAAGCTGTTCTTTTTTCCGAACCTCATTGTAATACTTCTCAGCTTTTTCTTTTGTTCTTTTCGCAAGTAATAATCTTGCAACTGATTCTTTAATTAATGCTGTTGAATCTTTCATTGATTAAGTCCTTCCCTTTCTCTGTTCTCTGTTTTACAAGAAACTTTTTGATATCCCAAGGATACGAACATTCTCTGCCTTTTCCTCTGATGTACAATAACTGTTCAAATCCGAGTTCAAGTTCTGTTCCTAACAATGTTGAAACTCTTACAAGTTCTTTCTTTCTATTAATACCTACAACTTTTGCTGTTCTAAGCTTTTTATAAATATTACCATCCGCCGCTTCTACATAATGGATGAATGCTACAAAACAACCAACTTCTAACTCATTGTCATAAATCTCCTGTTTTTTGCGTTTCCCATACTTTCTTTCAAACTGTTCAATTGTTTCTGCAAAACGAATAAAACCAATCTCATTTGTTTCTTCCTGCTTCTGTTCTTTTACAGGTTCTTCTTTTACTTCTTCATGTTTTAATACAGGTTCATCCCAAACCTCATTATCATCTGCGGCTTCTTCAATCTTTTTGTTGATGTCTTCTTGTTCATCTTCCGACTGTAATAATCTTTCGATTAATTCAGACTTTGTGAACTTATGTCCTTTGCTTTCAAGTTTAAGTCCTCTTTCTCTGGACATCTGTTTTAATTCTGCTACTTTCTTTGTTTCAAGTTCTGCTTTCTTCATCTTTGTTTCTCCTTTTTGTTTGCTTTGTTTTATTACACTATTATATTAACATATATGATTTTGTTTGTCAACTACCAATTTAAAATATTTAAAATAAATCCGCAAAAGATAACGCCTGCAATTGGTACTAAAATTGGTGCTGTTGATTTTAAGAAATTTACTACTTTCATTTTCTATACCTCCAAGAATTTCTTTGTAACATATCTTCTTATAAGATGCATTTCATCATCACTTATATTACCAGTTTCGTGCATACAATCAATATAACCATAACATTCTGCCTGCGCTTCTAATATTGATATTGCTTGCGCTCTGCACTCTTTTATTTTACCTTGTAAATACTGTTCTATTGTTTTCATTTATTTCTCCTTTTCATAATATCCATATAAGCAACACTGTCCACTATCCCATGTATCATAATATATTCCATCTACTACAGAAACGACATGATTTGCAACATTTAAAAAGAATGTTCCTGCTTTATGTTCTTTTGTAAAGCTTTCAACTGTAGGTCTTTTTGAACCTTTCTTGTTGCTAATGCCATGATATTCAAAACCATTATCTTTCAAATATCTTTCATAACATGTTTTATTGTTTGGCATACATTGTATTTCAATCGCATATGTAATGAGTTCATTAAATACTTCCAACCATGTTTTGTTCATTACTTTTGTCAGTGCTCTTACTACGCAATCTCCATAATTGTCTTTTATGTCTTTCTTGTTTGGCTGATAATACTTGTATCTTTTCATTGTTATCTCTCCTTCACATTTGTTTTGTTTACTTGTTTTCTATGGTTTAATTATACTACTAACATTTTTATTTGTCAATAGTATAATTGAAATTCGTTTTTTATGCTATTTCTACGGATTCCATAAAGCTTCTTAAAATTTGCTTTTGTTCTTCATCTGTTAAAAGTTCCATATCCCAAAAGGCTCTTACATATCCGTTAAAATGCGATACATAACTGTTTTTATACTCTGCAAACTCTTCACAAGAAATTAATCCTTGTTTATATTGCTCATATCTATGACTAATCCTTTTGAGCATAAATGTTTCTCTTTCTCTAATTTTCTGTAATGCTAATGTTTTCATGTTTTGTTCTCCTTCTTGAATTGTTTTCTTTCTTGTTTCTAAAACTATATTAACATATGTTTTATTTGTTGTCAACATCAATTTCATAATTTTCTAAAAAGAAATTAATTGTTCTCATTACATCACTGTTTTTTGAATAATCTGTTTCAATTGCTTCTGTTTTCAAATCAATATATCCAAGTGTTCTATGTTTATAATCATTAACATAAATTCTTTCATACACTCCTTTGCTCCAATACTTGAAAACATAATAATTACTTTCATCATCTTTATCTGTTCCACACCACGGATTTGTATTTCCATCTCTATCAATTACTGCTACCTTTTCGAATCCTGTAAATTTCTTCATTTTTTGTTCTCCTTCCAAAATGTTTGCTTTGTTCTTTACAAGTATTATTATATACCTTGTTCTATTGTTTGTCAATACCTATTTCCAAGCTTCTTGAAAAACTATTGCTATCATTAACAGATAACATAAGATAATTGCAACATAATATTTCATCATTCATTTCCTTTCTGTTTATCTACAAATACACGCTTTCCATATTCACCAGAAACATAAATCTTGCACCAACAAATATTTTTATATCCTGCATCATTTCTTAACAACTCTTTTAAGCACATATCTCTTTCTTTTGCTGACTTTACATTAAATGTGTCTTTGTAGCCTTGTACCTCAAAATAAATTTCATACTTCATATTCATTTCTCCTTCACTTCTGTGTTTGTTTTCTTTATCTTGATTTAATTATACATCAAAGGGTTGAACTTGTCAACCCCTTTTTAATATTTTTTTATGCAATACAAACTCTACTAACTGATTCTTTTATAACCTGTGAACCATATTTTGTTCTAATATCTGCCATTGTTGTTTTACCATAACTTCTTGTTACTTCTTCTGGATTATGCCAATACCACATTTTCTTTTTACTCGCCCATCTAAAACCATTTTGTTTTAGTTCTGCTTTGCAACCATATGTGTTACCACTTACCCAAATCCAAGAACCACAAATCTCTATGTCAATGTTAAGATTGATTATGTTGTTGATAACATTTCTTAACATTTCATCCTCTTCCATATTGTATTTCTTTTTGTTTTCTGTTGTATCACTGTTTTTAAGAACTTTAAAAAGCTGTTCATATTCAACATTTATTGTTTTGATTGCTTCAACAGAACCACCATTGTCTGGATGATTTTCTTTTACAAGCCTTTTGTATTCTTTTCTAAGTTCTTCCAATGTTTTGATGTTTTTAAAATATTTCATATTTAACTCCTTCATTTACTGTTTTCCTTTGTTCTGATTATATTATAACACATACAAAATAAATGTCAATACATTTTTATAAATTTCTTTAAATAAAAAAAATAGACCTATATACTATATAAATATTATATATAATATATAAGCCTATTATTTTCTACTTGCGTTTGTTCTGTTCTTTTAACTTTCGGACTTCTTTGTCTGTGTACTCTTCATTGTATTTCTTTTTGTACTTTTCATGGTACTTGTCCTGCATATTGTGTATTGCTACAGAATCATAACCTGTACCATTAAGCTGTTCGCACATTCTGTTTACTTTCTTGATTTCTTTTGTAACATCTTCCACAAGGTCTGATATGTACTCGGCATCCGCTGTCATACCATAATTAATACATTCCTGCCATACTTCCTCATACAACTGCTTTGTTCTTTCTTCCCATTCCTTATACTGTGTCATTGCAGATTTTACAAACTTCGGTAAAACATTATCATTTACATCATTCGTTGTGTACCTACTCCAATCAGACGGGATAATCCTTGGTATTTCCACCTGTCTCAGTGGTATTATTTTATGATGCATATTGATGTATTTGTGGTGCAGTTTTCTTTTTCCTGCCACTTCGCACATATACTGGTATTCTAACTTACGTTTAAATCCCTGCAAACCTAAGAAACAGAAATAGTCTGCTAACTGTTCATGCATACCCAGTGCTTTTTGCATATGTTCATCTAGCTTCAAATAGATTTCTTCTGCTTTTTGTTCCTTTTCTCTATCTGTTGTCCGAACATTACTGTATGTCTGCATTGCCCTTGTATCTGTGTTCCAAGGTTGTTCATCCTGTATGTTTCTATTCTGTTCATTCATATTTTTCTGTTCATAGTTCATTGTGTTCACCTCCTAAATTGTTGGGAAATTAAATGATGTTTTCCCAAGTTCACAGACAGATACAATAAACGTTCCAACATCTGTTGCTACATTTGTGTGGTACACTTTTCTGCTTCTTATCTGGTCTGCGTGAACATTGTTTCCGCATTTTGTTCTTAAAACATACTGTGTTGTTCCATCACCTATTGTTATTGCAACCGTGTCCGCACTTGTTACTTCTGGTATTGCCTGTGCAATACAAATACATACTTTTTCTTTATTGCTATAAGTTGCTTGTGGTATGTTTAACACTAATACATTATCAGTCAGTGTTACGCTATTTGTTTTTACAAAATGTGTGCAACCACCGCAACCATAGCCACCATTATTGTATAAACTACATGCCATAGTTATTACCATCCTTCCTAAATCATTTATTTAACAAAATAAGGGCGGATATTTCACCGCCCTAAGTAATTCACGCATAAGCGGATAAAATGTCTTAAAACTTAAATTATAAGCTTACACATACATTCTAGCATCCACAGCAATTATATTGATGTGAATACATATGTGCAGATTCATATGGACTGCACGTCTGATATGCCGGAATTGGTGTAGGTCTTAATGTCGAAATCAGAGTAGCGTTCTGTGCCTGCTGACTTAACTGGAAGTTTGCCGTCTGTAACTGGTCACGTAAACTCTGAATTTCATTCTGTGTCATTAATGCTCTTGTTGCATCACCATCTGCTTTAATAGCATTTACGATATCACAAGTGTTTCTTGCATTTTCATAGCGAACTGCGTCAATGTTTCTCTGTGTTGTGCAACAGCAATCTGAAAGCTGTGTAGCAAGTGCATTTGTGTTCTGCATACCTGCAACAGCTACATTGTTAATTGCCTGCTGTGTTCCATTAAAGCCATTAAGCAGAGAAGTGTTAACTGCATAGAATCCATCACATATACCATTTTCCAGACCATTAAGTTTGTTCATAACGGCTTGGTTGTCGAATCCTCTCTGAATTGCGCTATCTGTATATGCGCTTGCTGTGCTATTCATGCCATTACCTCCCCAGTTCCCAAAGTTTCCACCCCATGCAAGGAGAAAGAAAAGGAAGAAAATCCAACTGCCGTTACCATCTCCAAACATACCGTCATTGTCTCTTCCGAGTGCTAATGCATCCGCTACACTTAATCCATTACCATCCATACTCATACTAAGTACCTCCTGTTAATTAATATTTATATAAACCATTTAGGTTTATACCTTATTTAATTCCGAACATCTTTTTAAAGTTTTGAAACTCTTTCAAAGCATGTTGCATATTTATTCCACGCTGTTGACACAAATTAGCGGCTGTCTGTTCTAGTTCTTTTTCGCTCTTTCCTTGTGCCATCTGTTGCGCTCTCTGAAAGAGTGGGTTATTGCTAAAATTGTTCATCTTCTTTTACCCCTTTCAACTTGTTTATTTGTTCTGTTAATATATTTATTGCTTCCTCAAAATCCTGTTGTAAAACATAACTACTGTTTGTATTTGTTTGTGCTTGTGCTTGTTTCTGTTCTTCCAATACATATGTTTTTAGTTCCGCTGTTCCATCTAATAGTATTTGTTTTGTATATATTCTTTTGTTTGCAACATCTGTGAACACATACATACTGCCATCTAAATCTATCATGCTTGCCCTTGCTTCTTCCAAACTAGATACAGGTCTGCCCTTAATCATTTGCATTTGTTGTGGTACTTGCTGTTGCATCATTTCCTGTTGCGAAAACATCTGGTTGTATTGGTTCTGCAAATTGTTCATTCTCTGCTGTGCTAAATTTTGTTGTACATTCCCATTTATGGGATAGGAATAATTACCATACATTTATTTTTCCTCCTTTCGTTTGTACAATTATATTATATCTTATCCAATTATTAACAAATATCATAAAAGTATCTATTAAGTTTCTTAAAAGTATGCAATAAAAAAGGAAGGTCTTTCGACCTTCCAATTAGAATACACTTCCTAACTTCATAAGCATTTTACGATGTTTTCTTTTAACTGTTACTTCGGACATTCCTAATTCATCTGCTATGTATGTTAGTGACTTCTTATCCTTATAATGCATTAACAATATTTTCTTTTCTTCTTCACTCAGCATTGTTCTTTCTAATATGCTACGAAATTCGTCTACTGAACTAATACCTTTTAATTTCTTTCTTGTCTCTGCGTTTTCCTTATCCATTCGCTTTTCCACTCCCCATAAATTTACCACATACAGGGCATTTGTGCGGATTACCTCCGCTTTTATTTCTCGACTTCGCAACTCTGGCAGTTGTTCTTGTTGTGGTTTTAGCTTTTGTTACATGTATCCTTGCTTTTGCCATTATTTATCACCGCCCTTTGTTTCATTGTGTGTTGCGTTATCATTGTACTGATTACCATCTACATCGTTGTATTCTGCATTTGCATTATCTCCGTCTGTACCAACATCTACAGATTTTGTTTCTGTTGTTTGTTCGGTTGTAACATAGTCATATTAACTTTCATACCAAACGAAACCACAATAGCCTACAACCGCTTCAAGAAACATTAAT